AGCCATATGTTTTTGGATACTTTATTGGTATTATACTATCATACCTACATGATAAAGACTGAAACTTATCATCATATAGCTTGAACTGCTTTTCTTTTATTAGTTCTATAAAATCTGGAGAATGATCGAACGGATCAGCCTGAGAAAAACAAGTAAAATTAGGAAGATCGTCGTAACATTCTATTATAAAGTCTATATATCCGGACGATTCTCTACCTTTATTATAAGTGTTAACATTGATGACCTTATTGTCACAAAAATTAAGCTTATTATTATTTTTGTCGATAACAACTATTTTGTCAATATTATTATTTTCCTTAGAAACATTTTTAATCCAATCAATATTTTCTTTATACCTACTTATGAGAAGACAGAAATTCGATCCAGAAACATGGTCTTTTATTTTTTTCTGATCAAGACTAAAGTTTTGAGTTATTTTTAAAAACCTTTCTTTTTCGCTCGATATTACTGATAAAATATTTTTAGACGACGAAACATACCTATAGGGGTCTTCTTTTGAGAAGAATACGGTTTTTTCTGACTGCTCTAGACAAGCGTTGTCAAAACTATACCCCATTTTTATGGCAGATATATTATCATACTCATCACTTAAATCATTAAAAATTATTGTTAGTAAATACTCTTCATCGAACCGATTCCTGTCTCTATTACATGAATTGACGAATGTTATGCTTTTCGTTTTATCTTCTTTATTAAAAAATTTCTTTGACGCTTGATTAATTGTTATTTTTTTTATATGATTTTTCATACTTATATCTTCAGGGTTGTCCCAAAAATAAAAGAATATATCGCCATCAAGTTCTACTTTCTTATAATCATCATTGTAATCACCATAAAAAACTATAGCATTCTTTTTCATACTTAGGTCATTTCTTGATAAGTGGCAATACCAAGCATCATAGAATCCAGATAAGCAACATCAAGAGCTATAAAGTGAACGTGATCAGCTACTTCTTGCCTTAGTATTGGTTTATCCCATTTTATTTTTTGAAACTCTTCAATATCCATTTCTTGTGACAGTATATCCGAAAACATCACTTTGCCATCTTCTTTTTTAAAAATAAGTCTATAATAATTCATTTTCTACAGCTTTCATTGCTAATAATATTGTTTTGTCCATATCTAAATATTTGTACGATCCGAACCGACCTCCAATTATAAAATTACCCGGAATTCTTTCTAAGTATTTTTTATGCAACTCCTTGTTGTCTGCGTCGTTTATAGGATACATTTTCTCTTTACCTTCCACCCATTCTTCAGAATACTCTTTTGTTATTATTGTGCTTTTCTTTTTAATTGTTGTTGGGCTAAAAAACTTATGCTCTATAACTCTAGTATAGTCTTCTGAAAGACTTGGATAGTTTACTATAGGATTACCTTGATAAGACCCTTCTAAACTACTGTGGACGAACCTACTTGATCTCCATCTCATCTTACCAATATCATAATCGAACAACTCGTCTACTGATCCAGAATAAACTATTTTTTTAGAAATGTTTTTTATTTTTTGTTCTTTCTTAAAATCAACATTTAAAACAACTTCTATTTTTTTAAGCATACTTTCAAACATAGAGGTATATCCTTCAGATGGAATTCCTTGATATGTTGAATTATAATAATTGTTGTTAAACTCGTATCGTATTGGTACTCTTTTTGCTATATTGAATGATAGGTTTTTAGGTTCTGTTCCCCATTGTTTCTTAGTATAACCATAAAAGAACCTATAGTAAATCTCTTCTCCTAATTGACTTATTACCCATTCCTCAAAATTTTGCGGGTTATCTATTTTTACAATTTTTTCTTTTAAAAGAGAAAATGCTTCATTTGGAGTAACTACTCCCCATAGTTCATAGAATGTGTTCATATTAATAGGAAGTGAATATAGCTTTCCCCCACTTTTTGATTTTATATTATTCTGAAATTGATTGAAGTTGCTATATTTATTAACAAAGTCCCATACCTTTTTTGAAGTAGTGTGAAAAATATGAGGTCCGTATTTATGGACTTCTATACCGCATTCATTGTAAGAATAACAATTTCCGCCTATATGGTTTCTTCTTTCTAGTATTATACATTTTTTACCATGATCTGTCATCATTCTTGCAAATACAGAACCAAACAACCCACAACCAACTATACAATAATCATACATATTTTTCACACATAAAAAAGAGAGAGGAGGATCATTTAAAACCCACCTCTCCCTCGCAAATCACTATCATTCGAATCAGAAACTTAAGAGATTTTATTGATTAATATACGGCTCTAGCTTATCATTAGCAAAGTCGTCAGCCTGATTTGCCAACTCTTCGTCAGCTTCAACAAAAGTGAATGTAGGAGCGTAAAACTTTACAGCACCTTTCTTTTGTTGCTCGCCTTTTTGTCCAGTTATAATATAGCTATAGATGTTTGTACGTCCATGTTCGTTGATGAACTCAATCCAATTAGTCATACTGCCACCTGAAAGATCAATTCTAACAGGAACGTAATCGCCTTCAATCATAGCCAATGCAAAAATGCTTGCAGTGAATTTACCTCCAAGACCTTTAATCTCATCTTTGTCTTCGGAATAACTTCCTGTAAGTGCAACTTTGCCATCACTATACCTAACTACAACTTCATCCTTAGTTGACTTAAATAAGTTCGAATAGATGGATTTTTGATGTTCGTCACTCCATCCACTAATAGACGATAGAATATCCAGCACGACAAAGTCTAGACTTTCTAAAGTTACTTCCTTCTCTTCCTCTTTATTCCAGTACGACCACACTCCTTCATTTCCTTTGAATTTTACTCTGTGCTGTACTGGTGAGGCTACTCGTTCTTGTTCTGTTGTTCTTGACATCATTTTCTCCAATTTGTTTTGTAACTCTTTATAGAGTCAGGTATAGTATCTGTTTCGTTCGTAAATTTATTTAGTTTTTTAATCATTTTGATAGCAAGGTCTTTTTCTACCTCATGAATACTTTCATATATTTTATCAACTGAAATGAATTTTTCAACATCAATATCTAAACTTTGACATTTTTTATCAATTAAATTCACTTGCTGTGGCTGAATTCTTGTTTCGGAATTCTTAGCTACTATCTGAGAAGCATTATCTTTACTATGAAGCTCCTCCGCAGAAACTGCTTTCAGTTTTAAAGCCTTCCGTAAGGCTCTAGCTTCCGCTCTCGTTGACGCCATCGCCGGAGCATGTACTAGGAATATATCGTCAGTATTACCTTCCCAAGCGTCTGCTACGTCCCCATACCGCTTCTCCGTGCCATTCTTAGTGAGAAAAGCAACTTCATATCTAACTGAAGCTCTGCCAGCGGCGTCACCTTTTACCCACTGGGTATCTACAGGTGAACTAAAAATAATTTCTCCAATAAACTTTTCTGCTAATCTTCTCAATCCATGAACCAACGGATTACCGTCTCTCATTTCATCTTCGCTTAAAAGAGAAAGCACATAGTCGCTCCATTCCGGAGAAAGCATATCCGGCTTAGATTCTTCTCGTTCTACCATCTTTTACCTCAATTTCAATAAGTCTTTGTCCAGATTTCGGAAATTTCTTTTTTATCTTATTTATTTCCTCAACCACAATATCTAAAAGCATGTTCATTTTTGTAAGAGAAATACTCTTGTCAACTTGACGTATTCTCAGCACAGCGTAACCAGTTTTTAGAAGAATCCCCTGCTTTATTATATCTGAATTTTTCTGCTTTTGTAACTTTTCTTCACCCCAAATTGGCAAAAAATGTCCGGGTCCATCTATTTCTATAGCGGTTTTTAATTCCGGCAAAAACAGGTCTATTTCAAGCTTACTACTAGCTATGACATTTTTATGGAACTCAACTCTTACCCCTATTTCCTCTAGCTTATTTTTTAAGTGTCTTTCTGTTTTAGACCCCTCTTTACTAGCACGTCTGACCGCCTCCATAGCTAAACTAGAAAGATTATCTTTTTGTTCTTGAGACATTTTATCCCAATTATCCTTACTTGTTTTAGAGACCTTTTCTCTTTCCAAGTCCGTCATGCGATCCCAAGCTTTAGCTCTTTCTATTCCTATTTTTCTTTTATGTTCTTCTGATAGGGTTTTTCCTTCTGTTGGATGTTCCGCCCTGCCATTTTCTATAGCCATAATCTGTGCTTCTTTATAGTCACGCTTTTCAACTCCAAGATAAGTTAAAGCCCTCAGTATCTTAGTTGAGTACGTATCTAATTCTTCAGCTATTTGATAACTGCTATGTCCATCAGCGTATAGCTCTTTTATTCTTTTTCCGTTTCTTTTAGCAAATTCCATATCGACTCCAAGTTAAATTTTTCAAATGTTTGTGTTTTTTTGCCAACTATATTTTTCAGTATTTTGCTATGACTCTCTGATCTAGTAATTACAGTTAACTCTTCATTTTGCAGAATAGAAAACAATTCTTTGTATTGTATTTTTTTATAGAACCATTCAATATCCCATAGATAAAGGACTTTTTTAGAGTTCGTCTTTGACGAAAGAATATCCTTGGTTGACTGTATGTCTAAAGCTACAAGAACCCCATCATCAAAAGAATCAATTTCCGTAGGATTCATGACAGCAAACTTAGTATTAATGACTTTTTCGCTAAAATTCATGACTGCCACAGAAACGTCATGAATACTATTATCTATTACATCATTCACTTCCTTTATCAGTTCATAATTAGACTCAGAGAACCTCAAATTATCTACAACTATCATCGTTTTCATACATAAGCTCCAACAAAATCCCCACAAACCCCAAGTATATCCATATTTTTTATTTTTTCATAAGGCTCGTTTTCCGGAAAAAACACTATAGTCTTATCTGTAGCAGATGATCCATGACTTATAGGAATGCCCTTACTTGTAAAAGAAAATTTAGAACCGTCAGTAAACCCATGAAAACCGTTTTCTATAATATAAGAAAAAGCAGCACTGTTTCTTGTTTGAAATAAAATTTTTGATGGATTCAAAATATCATTAAAGCTAATTTTATAAGAAGGGTAATTCTCTCCAGAACACATTTTACCGTTAATGACCCATAAGTCAACCTTTACAAGAAAGCCAGCTTTTATAGCTTCTTCCAGATATTCTTGTGTGTTTTCAACGCTTTCTATTACGCCGAATAAGTTCCCTTTATTTGCTATTTTAATCATTGATATATTTTCCTTTCAATGATTTGAGTTTTGCTCCCATAGCAGATAGTCCATTTATTTTTAAGACATTAGCCATTTTGTCAAACGCTGTTTTTTCTTTCAGAACGGATTGCCTAAGTGTATTGTCTATCGTCTTTTTGTTTTTTATAGAATCCTCTATTTCGGCATGAAACTGCTCTCTATTTTTGAAAACAATAGGAGTTCCTCCAGCAGCTATAATATCTAGCTCCCTAAAACCTAAATCTTTTTCAGGGACAAGGGATACTCTCGATTTGTTATAGGCGTTAAAAATATCAAACTTACTTATGGTTCCGCAGTAACTAAAAAACGGAAGAGGCTTTTCATAGAATAATTTAAAATTGTAGTCTTCATTAAAGTATCTATACAACTCTATGCCAAAATCATCCGGAGAACCAATGTAACTAATGTCAGAAGTGAACGATTCGTCGTCAGTTATAAATTCGCTCAAGTACGAAGTGAATGGACCTATTTTTTTATAAACATCGTCGTCAATTTGTATTTCAGCAAAACTGTCTTCGTTACTTTTTATTTTAGAATTGATGTCATGAATTAATATATCTGGAGCAAACCTCACAATATCTTCTTTGCTCACTGTTCCTTCTATAAGACCTAATTCAATATCTAGTGATGACAAACATTTGGTTAATGACAAAAACCTAAAATCTTTATTGTTATTGTAAACTAAAATTTTCATATAATACCTTTTGATGCGATCACATCAATTATTTTTCCTTTTTTATGTTCTTGAATCTTAAACTTAGTTTTTTCAATCAAAACATTCACCAATTTATGGATGTCCTCATACGAATTCGCTTGTCTTATATTTTTCTGAATTTCCTTAATACGCTCTCTTGGTATAAAAAGCATTTCTGACCATTCATTTTTAAGACCATAGGATAAATGCTTGGCATCTTCTTTCTGATGGAGAACTCCTATGTTATACCCCTGCTTATGATTGCCGGGATGAATAAAAACTATTGGAGACTTATCATCGTTAACACAAAAAGATTCTTTGCTGAAAAATCGATTGCCATGAAAAACATAAAGATTTGAGTCAGTTATTAAGTTGACAGCTAGTTTTAAACTGCCAGCCGAGGTCATGTCTTTAAAATTTACATTCTCTATTATTTTTACTGATTTGTGTTTTGAATGCACATAACTTATAACATCATCCGAAAGAAAACCAACAACTAAAAAAATAGAACCGTCCTTATCAAATTTTCTTATAGCATTGACTTGATAATCTATTAATTTATTATTGCCTATTTTTATTAAACTCTCCGGCGTCGAGTATCTTTTTCTCACTCCACATCCAGCGGAAAGTATTATAAAAGAATTATGGCAATTTTCTTCTTTCAGATTGTGTATGTAATTACTTTTTGACATTTATTTTGTTTTTATATAGTTGATGAGGAATATGTCTGGATATATAGTTCGACAAAAGAGATTTTTCAATTTTATCATTAGACTCTATCTCTAAATATTTATCTGCATTACACACAATTAAAGGAATAGCAACTGGGGATGGCATCGAACTCAAATACACCGGAAATTCAGTTTCGTCGATGACACCAAAATAATCAGAATACATACAGGCAACTAATTCGTCATCAAATGCTTTATCAATATAGTCAAGAAAATTATCTAAGAGAGAAATATTAGCTCCGTCGATATTGCATAAAAACTCTGCCTTATGATTTATGCTCTCTTCTTTTATTAGTTGCTGCAAATTATCAAAATCTTCGAAACTAAAATAAAGAACTTTATAGTCTGTATCTATAGCCTCTTTTTTATCTTCACCACGCCTAAAGTCGTAAATAACAACGTCTACTTTATCTTGATCTAACTTTTGTATAGACTCTATCAATAATGGGTTTATTTTAAATCTAACCAAAACGTTAATTAACAGCATAAGTTTTTACTTCCTCCCAAGTCATAATGCCATTATCACAATCTGCCGATTTAGCCATTATATTAATTTTGTTTTCAATTTCATCTAACTTATTCCCCTTAAGTAACTTATACAAAGGAGCCATGCATACCATTTGATGAATTTCTCCATCTACTGGCGGAACATAAAGAAGTCTTTTCATGAATATATTTACTGTTGAATTAAGATCATCTAACACAGAATCATCAAAATCTTTATCCGAATCAATAAAATATAGATAACCATTCTTAGCTCTCTTAAAAGCTTCATCAGCAACTGACCTTAAATTTATTTGACCATCAGAAATGCTTTCAGAAAAAATCTGCATCACAGTATAATCGTCCGCATCGTATTCTTCTAATACACTCAAAACGCTCGATCTTTGCACATTTTCCAGATGAACTATTACTTTTTTGAATTTATGGGAATTTTTAATGCCATTTATTTTTTTCAAAACTTCATCTAACTTACTAGTGTCGTTTTTACATATGACGATTATCGTTCCAGATATATAGACTTCATCAATCAGTTTTTCTAAAGAGTCATAGTCTTCATACGGTTTATCTAAATCAGACCAGTTGTCGTCTCTTTTATATGCACAAACCCTATCGACGACAGTGTTTCCGTTTTCTTTTGTTATAGAAGCTCCCGCCTCTTCAAAAGCCTCTAAAGCATAAACCTTACACTCATCATCTTCAAAAAATACGCAATCATTGCACTTAGTACCTAATTTTATCATCTCAGCCATTTTTACTATTCCTTATGTTTTCCCAATGGTTTATTAACTTACCCATTTCTTTTATCATTTTTAAAACCGTCTCTCTATTGATAGGTCTTTCTTGTATTTTTCCGTGGGCGGACATATCCGAATAAAAATACCCGCCAAAACCGCCCTTTGTTCTCCCCATATTCAAGTCTCTAAGCAGAGACCTAGCAAAATAAGAATTGACTTTTGTCTCATCTGCATATTTAGACATAGCCCATTCTATAAACCCCTTATTACTTATATTTTCTGGAGGTTTTTCATTATTAATATCTTTGATTTTTGGAGGGGTGGACCAATCAGCAAAAGGCATACTGTCTACAGCATCCATCCATACCTTCGCGGACTTGTCCCAACTATAGTGTTCATCAAAAGCTTGTTTTGTTTCCATCCCTTTCTTTTTTATTAGTTCTAGAGGTTTACTAAAGAACTTTTCAAAATAATCAGCAAGGGCGTCCGGATCAACAACGGCTCTATCGCATCCAGTTTCTAATTCTTTGTAGAGAGTGTATTTTATAGGATCAGCATTTAACTTAGAGACTATATCACTCATTGCAGAATAGTCAACAGTAGCTATTGGAACCCCACAAGCAGCAGCTTCAACTTGAGGAAGACCAAATCCTTCACTAGAAGCACATTGCACATAAAGGTCAAACAAGTTGTATATCTCAGAAAGAGTTTCAGAAGAAACGCCGTTTGAAACAGAAACAGGTAAAGAAGAAAATCTATTACAAGCACTGCATTGTTTGCACGCATCGTGGAATTTGCATATCTCTAAGTTATTGCAGGACTTACACATGTACGAAAAAATAACCCTTGAGGATATCTCATTCTCATGAAGCAGCGTCCCTATATCCCATCCATTATCAGGATAACTAGTGTGGCAATACAAAAAAGTCTTTGTGTCTTTTGTTTTCTTTAAATATTTTCCGAAAGCTTCGAATAATGCTGGGAATAATTTTCTTCTTTGATTCCTCATTACCGTTCCAATGATATTCATAGATGGGTCCATTCCCAATTTTCTTTTGTGATCCTCTTTATTTAATGGCTTAAAGCACTCAGATGCCGATGGAGGAGCCGCTGACAAGAAATTGGTACTATCAGTCATTTGTTTTTTGAGCGAATCTAACGCCCAATCAGAGTACGTGATGATGCCATCCATACTTCCATAGACGTGAAGCCACTCTTTGTTTTGTGGATAGGCATCAACAGTAGGCATCCATATGGATTTAAATATACGTCGATACGGAGACTTATAAACAAAAGAATCCATCCAATAATCCCGAATTAGAAGGACGACATCAGCTTTAAAATCTAAACACACTTGTTCAAAACGCCATGATCCAAATTGATGTTCAGGAGAACTTGAATAAAACTCTGTTTCTTTTTTATTAGTTTTGTCCGGCATGTTCGGGTAGTTTTTCCACCGCATACCTTTTCTCTCGACAGCATCTTCTGCACCATAAATGGAAAATTCAGCTATTTCATATTTTCCAGAATCATAGAGTCTGTCAAGTATTTGCTTTGCATAAGTGGCATACCCTGTACTTAAATAAGTAGCCTCCGTCAAGAATAACACTCTTTTTTTTCTCATAAATTTTCTTTTACTTTGTTCAGTTCTTTTTTAACAAAATTCTTTGACCTCTTAACCGTATTGCATATTTCTTTGTTTGAGGCTTTATCTATCTTTAAATTAATTATCTTTTGAACTACAGTTGGATAACTTTGGATAATGTCGTCAATATAGATTTCATCTTCATATGATTTTTTCGACAACATACCTTCGTTTATTGTTAAGTGACCAGTATGTTTTCGTAGTTTTTTTATATACTTGATCATATCGTTATTCATGCACGTCGTGATATATGTTGATATCTTTGATTTTTTTGAATCGTACTTGTCTAAGTTTTTCCACATAGACATATTTCCAACCTGCATCAAGTCTTCGTAGTCATATGATGGATCAAACCGTGAATACTTTAAAGCCAATTTTGATATCAGCCCCTGATTTTCGTTTATGTATTTTTCTTTATTCATTTTATATTTGAAATATGGATTCTATGATAAAAGATTTTCTTGTCTTGTCTTTTATTTCACCAGACATTAAAACTGTAGATTCTTCATATATTATATCCTTGTGTTGCCCATATAACTCCGTAAATATAACAATATTTTCTAATTCTCCAGATTCATCTTCTATTGAAAGGAATGCCATAATATCACCTTTTGTTGTTTTGTGAGTTTTGACTCTTTTTATAATGACCGCTAACGTTGATTTTGAGGTCTTTCCTTCTGATACCTCTTTACAGGTAGTATCGGCAAAGCTTGCGTCACTACATGCACTAAGTTGAGAGTGGTTAATTTCAACCCCAAGTAGTTTTTCTTCTGCCCTAGCATAAATGGCAGGATCATCAGATAAAGACCTTCCGGGGTTTTTCAATTGAGATAACAGCATTTTCACTTTATCTCGCCTTCTGTCGGACGATATAAAACCGCCCTCTTTTTTTGTACCTTTACTTAGCAAGTTTTCAACATGCATAAATATAGGATCGTTTTTATTGTCTTCATTTATCAAGGAAACTAACCCCTCTAACTCCTTTTTGGTCATAGCTCCTTTTGCAGTGATAAGAGATGACACATGATGTGACATTTCAGACCTACTAACTCCAAATAAAGACATCGCTCCTGACTCTATCAAGTTTTTAGACATCGTTTTATTCAAACCGGGAATTACCTTGAATAGCATTTCACTCCAAGTGATATTCATAATAGCTCCTTCATTATTCCAACGTACTTGTCCAGATGTGCTTTTCCGATACTTTTAATATCACATATCCCAAAATATAAATCATTATTAACTATTTCGAAAGTTTCATGCGGATGTTTTAGAGTTGGTCCAAATACTTTTATATCATCAGACTTTGCAGACAGGACTAACATCTTCTTATATAAATCCGGTTTTATCTTATGTTTCGCGTTTCTAAGTGAATGTTTATAAAACACTATCGATCTATTGCATTTTCTGTAAGCGGACGCATAAGCCATCAAAGCGTAACCTACAGCGTGGGACTTATTGAACGAATAGCGATTCGATTTTTCGATAATGCCAAATACTTCATGAATCTTTTCCTCTGGTACATTATTTGATCGACAGCCTGTGACAAACTTTTCTTTTACCTGCTTCATCAAATCAGCTTGTTTTTTTCCAATAGCTTTTCTAAGGGAATCAGCCTCTTCTAGTGTAAAACCAGCCATTACTTCTGCAATTTTCATAGCTTGTTCTTGATATACGATCACTCCGTAAGTTGGCTCAATGATATGATCAATTGACTTATATAAACTTTTTACTTCTTCTGTCTCATGTTTTCCATCGACGTAAATCTGAGCCATATTCTTTCCGTTGACTTTGTTAGCAAGACACCCCGGACGAATGATGGATATAACGTCCGCTAATTCTGCAATAGTTCTAGGTTGTGCTTTTTGACACCAAGTTTTACCAAGATATCCTTCTATTTGAAAACACCCTTTTGTTTTTCCTTCACAGATCATATCCCACACATTAGTGTCGTTTTTGTTTTCATCTAGAAAAATATTCTTCATTAAGCACCTTTTGACTTAAATACGTTCTTAAAATCTTTTTTAGCCGCAATCCCTCTAATCATTTTTTGGTAACGAATAAACACTTCCGCAGTCATAATAACGTCAGACATAGCATCGTGTGCAGTTCCTTTAGCGTATCCCATATGTTTCCTAATAAGATTATCAGCACTTAAAGAATTAACATCCTTATCGTTTTCAAATAAAGTGAACATCTGATCGTATACGTCTATTGATGTAATTGGATTAAAGATTCCTTGCGTTTTGAATTTTTTATCAACGGGACCGAAGTTATATGGATCAGACATACATAATCTCTTAACTATAGGATTATCAAAATTCTTAATATTATAACCAACAGCAATAGGTGCTGTAAAGCTATTTCCTTTATAGTTATATTGATTAACATAATCTACAAAGTTTCTCCAAACGGATTCAGTCTCTGGTGCATCTTCTAGAATTTCTCTAGTTTTTCCGTGAACAGCTACCGCTCCCGGTTGAAGTGGGTCAAGCCCAAGCTTTTCGCACTCGTCTTCGTCGAAAATAGGTTTCATTAGTGATTCAAATTCACTTCCCGGTATAATTTCTAATTTACGAGAATGGATAGCTACGGCAGCAATTTGCACAGGCTGTGTGCGGGTCGGGTCTGCTGATGAAGTCTCGAAATCAAATACGATAAAACTCTTATAATTCATATTTTTCTCCTTCGATGACGTAAGGGTCATCGTCTATGTCCGTCAGGACTTTAAGTAAGTTAACTCCTAAAATATCTACTTTTACTCCACCACAAGCTTCGAGGTCTTCCATCTGCATACTTGCTATCAATTCTTCGCTATTTTTTTGACGAATCATCGGGCATATTTCAACAATAGGATCGCATGAAATGACAACTCCAGCAGCATGTTTACCTTGAGTCTTGTATATGCCTTCCATCCTGATAGCTTGTTCAAATTCTCTAGCGAAATCCCCTTTGATTTTATCTCCTTCGAGCCAACAATAATCAGCTAAAGAATCCGGATCATTCTCTAGTGACCACATTATCACAGATGGATCATCCATTTCTTCCAGTAAATCGGAAATGTCTGCTTCAGCTACTATCTTTTTTGTTATTTCGTTCATTTGATCAGGAGAGCATGATTCATTAGCACGAAAAACTTCTTTAAGAATAGATCGACCAGCCATTTTTCCATATGTGATCATCTGACAAACATTTTCGCTGCCGTATTTTTCACGAATATAGTTAATAACATCCTCTCTCACATTAGGAGGAAAGTCAATATCAATATCTGGTAACGATATATTGTCTACGGTATTTCTTCCTTTATTATAAAACCTTTCAAAGATTAAGTCAAACTCAATTGGGTCAATTAACGTAATTCCAGATAAATAACAGACTAAAGAACCTCCACTCGACCCTCTTCCCGGAGCTATAAGTACGCCTTGTTTTGCAAAGTGATTAACATAATCTTGTACGATCAAAAAATAGCCAGATAACTTTGCTTCTTTAATAACTTCTATTTCGTGATTAAATCTTTTTTCATACTTTTCTTGATTTTCATCAGGCACAAGCCTGTTCCAATTACTTTTACATAATTCTATCAAGTAATCTATTTCAGATTGACCTTCTGGAGTTTTAAATCGAGGTAATTTTGGGGAAGAAAGAACGTTAAATTCCTCACACTTAGAAACTAACGAATCCATATTATCTAATAGCCAAGATTGATAAGCTTCAGAAATGCTTTCAGGCTTTTTGATATAGTAGTTTACATTCCTGATAAACTTCATCATTTCAGGTCTGTTCTCTATTTTACTGACAAGTTTGTTCAGCGTTGAATGAGTTTCAACACACATCAAAATTTTATGATCAATATTATCTTTTCTCTTAGGATAGTATGTTTCACTAGACGGTATTACGTTTAGGTATCCAGAGTCTAATATCAAGTCAGCCATAATAGAAGCTTCTTCATACTCCTCAGATGCCATTAAGTCTATCTCAAGGTAGTAATTATCGCCAAACATATCACATAGTAGACTTATATGGTCATTTACTATCTCTTTTTTTTCTTGTTCTTTTGCTTCACTAATACAATTAAAAAGAAAGCTACCAATATATCCATCTATACAAATGAAGTTGCTGCAATCAATTAGACTGAATAGTTCTTCTTTTGGAATCATTGCGTGAGTCGTATAATGCTTCTCGCTATTAGCGACAGAGATTACTTTTAGTAAGTCTTTCCATGCCTTTTTGTTTTTACATATTAGTGTAATCTTAGAATCATCTTCAAAGACTACGTCCAATCCAATAATTGGAGTGATATCATTTTTTTTACAGCTTTTGATAAACTTAATACATCCGCTAATGCTAAGAATATCTGTAATTCCGGCGTACTTATACCCATACTCTTTACAATGCTCAACAATCTTCTCGCATTTTGATGTTGCTTTTAATAATGAGTAATGAGAGTGATTTCTAATTGGGTGATACATATTATATTTTTGGTCCTACTTCTGAACTGTCATCTTTAGCTAACACTCCTCCGCCATCACCATAAATTTTTAACTTCTTAATGTTTCCATATTTCTCAGTAACGGCATCTACTCCTTCAGATTTTATCATCTGATGATACTCATTGCAAGTGGAAGTTCCAGTTTCTTCGTTTATTTTAGAAAAAGCACAAAGATATTTGCATTTCCAGTGAGTTTGATCCCTAGATATCTGCTTAGGAACTTGAACATTTTTTATGTACTGGAATTTTTGCTTGATCATATTCTCAGCTTTTTTGAAATCATCATCATCAAAAGCTATGTCAAATATACCGCCATCATTTACATAATAGATACTGATATAGAATTCACGTTCCGGAAATTTCCGTTTGAGAGCATAGTAGTATAATAACAACTGCGGGTCTTTAGTCAAGCATTCGTAGGTTTTTTCTTTGCCTGTTGCCCAATTTAACCTCTTCCCCGATTTATAATCTAGGATTCTAAAGTATACATCGCTTTCTTTAATTACAACATCTACTGTTCCTTTTATAGATAAATATCCAGATACCTCCTCTTCTTTTATTTTGTATTTGTACTTCGCCCAGTCTTCCTTTATTTCTATGTCAAAAAATAATTCCGTATCAATAATTTCTTGATTTCGTGGGTCTAAACTACAATTATTATAAGTGATGGCTTTGTTAACCCATCTGATGCACTGCCTCAAGTCCGCTGGAGTTAGGTCTACGTCTGTCTCATGTGCTTTATAGTGATTGAAGCTAATAGTTGTAATATAATCAATATCGTCGCATTGCTTTAGCGTCAAGTCTTCAATGTCGTCATTCTTGACTTTTCTTTTATTGTTATTTTGAGCTATTTTCTTATCCCCCAAAATTTGTAAAGCCCTATGCATTATTGTACCAAGAACAGCTTTCTTGTTAGTCTTACCTCTAAAACCAAGAGTGTACTGAAAGAAATATTGCATTTCACACATTCCTAGTGTGCCTATAGAGGAACTTCGGAGGTAGCATACTATCATACTTTCACCTGTTGCTTATTCATGCCTTCTGCGGGACTAATAACATTATTATCAAAAAGACCTTTCATAAGAGCATCGCACGACTCATGTATTGTCATTTCTCTATTGTCGATGACTAGATCATACTTCAAGTAATTATCACAGTTATTTTCGGAGTCATGAGATTGATTGAGTGGATTTCTTAATAAACGAACCAAGAACGCCCCTTTTTCTTTAAGAGTCTCTAATTCGTCTACAAACCTGCAATCTGATATGATTGATAACTCAGAAGATGATGCACTTATTCTTTCTACGCAATTGTCAATCCATACGTTTAAATACATCTTACGCATAATGTCAGTCCCAAAGAACTGAAGGACTTCACGAACAGTCATTTTTCCAGCTTCATGAAAAGTAAGACCGAGTTCTTTTTTAATATACTTTTTGTAGTCATCTAAAGAAAAACCATCCTTTCCAACTCCAGCATGAGCCATGTCAGTTTTACACGTTTCTGGAGTTACTACCGATGGCATGTTTTCCCATCTTAGATTTGTCTTTTTGTTTTTATCTTCATTAGTTCCATAAAGATCGTTAATATCTACATGAAATAATCCAGAGACAATCTCTTTCAAAGAGTCAGCCATGCTAAATTTTTTCACAAAAGGATAAATGTAATTCTCTGCATAACTAACAAACTCTGCCGTTTTTTTATTTAGGTTGACTATTCCCATTTCGTCATTACCAACGTCAACAACTAACTGACCATCCTTTGAGATAAAATACTTAGTTATAACATCATTTCTTACTAATTCATATCCATGTAAAAAATTTGATAGCGTATCTTTTCCTGATTGTGCTTTTCCTGATATTGCAATAATTTTACTCATTTATTATTCTTTCTATTTCTGGTTTTATTGTTTTATGTATTTCTTCAACAGACATATCCTCTATGTCATTATTAGTCGATCTTAAGTCGTGTATATCAAACTGATAGCTTAGTCTATCATGAATATCTTCCCTGCATCTTTCTCCAGCTTTGTCATTGTCTGTAATAATTATTAATTTGTCAACATTCATTTTTTGAAGTAGAAATTCCTGAACGTCACTCAACTTAGAACCAAACAAACCGACAGCATTCTTAATACCAGATTCCCATAATCGAAGAACTCCGCCCTGTCCTTCCACTATAACAACGGTAGATGTTTGTGCTATTGTATCCAAAGCTCGGCTATGATTGTATAAATAATTTCTAATATTGAAGTTTTTTTGATTCCTCCATCTAAAAGAATCATCTGTACTGCGACCGACACATCCTACCATTAAGTCACCAGACTCGTTATATACAGGAAAAACTACCCTATTATACATTTCCGAGTTAGGCATTGTACAAAGACCGACATCAAATTCATCTAAAGTTTCTTTTTTAAATCCTCTATTGATATATTCCTTAGAGGGTATTTCTAAAAATTTTCTTATATGATCTTTTGTGTTCTTTTTATTAACTGTTGATACAGATTTTTGCATAGGTTTTTTAATTCTCTTTGTCTTTTTTTTGCTTTTGCAAAACGACTCAACAAATAGAACCATATCACGAAATGAGCATTTTTTATTAGTTTTGTTAGACAGTAAAGCCTGAATTAAAGATAAAATATCTCTTCCATGACACTCATGACACTTCTTCGTGTTACAAAACCATATTCCATAGAACTCGCTGTCCTCATTAATATTTATATTGAAAGCCGAAAAATTATCTCCATCATGCACAGGGCATGTAGAAACAAGCAACTCGCCACTTTGATAGTAATTATTGACTTCAAAGAAATCTAATAAATCAAAAATCCTCTCCATCGCCATCTGCTTCAAAAGGGCAATCTTCTTTATCTGGAAAGCCTTGCTGTATAGAGTTCTCATTATTTTTAAGGCTCCTTATTGTACCTATTTCTTTTACTTTTGCCAACGATCCGTGGACTTCTAAACAAACATATCCTTCGTCCTCCATTCCCGGACCATGCCTTGATGCCACAATTATCAATTTTTTGTTTCCATTTCTATGTCCATCCGTGTTTATCTCATCCTGAGTCTTGTCTTTAAAGATAGTAAAGCTAGTACATAGCCAAACAAGCCTATCTGAGCCAGAAGCCACATCCGATGTTTCTTTTGTTATTCCATCTCTATTTAGCTGGACAAAAGCTACGCAAGGGCAATCATGCTCTACGCAGAAATTATGTAAAGCAGTAATCTGAAAGCCCAGCACTTGAAATTCAGCAAGGTTTCCGTTGATGCTAGATGAATCCATAAGCTTCAAATAATCAAAAACAATTAGACAGTCGTTCAAGACCCCATTTTCATCATATCCGACTTCTTTAAGAACCCACCTTCTAGCAGTAGAAAGTATTTCATCAAACTGTTTTCCAGCGATACTAATATAAGAATACGGAATAGAATCTATCTTATTACTAGCTTCAAGAACTCTATTAATATGCTCTTGATTACCTTGAAAGCTCCCGTCACTGATTTGATTAATTTCCACTCCACTTAAGTTAGACAACAATCTATTATGGTGATCGGTTTTGCTCATTTCTGTATCCAGCATAAGAACTGGAATATTCAAATTGGAACTAATATTTAAGGCAAAATTATCAGCTAAAATACTTTTTCCCGTTTTTGGACGCGCTCCTATCAGGTCAACGCATTTTCTTCGAAACCCACCTCCGATAGCTTTGTCATATTCGCTCAGTCCGCTTGGTATTCCAGCAGGTTTTGGTTTATTTTCTAGAAGAGATTTTACATATTCATGTATGTCGGAGCCAATTAACTGTGGGGTAGTCTCTTCTTCCTTCATGTAAGACAGAGATATTTTTTGAAAAGGAGCCTCAGCTAACGAAAATATTTCACTAAGCTTTTCGTCTCCAGAAACTTTTCCTATATTTTCATAGATATTCTTGCATTCAGACTGCATTTTTCTAGCAAATTCAAGTCTGCTTATTTTCTTTCCATGATCTCTTATAGAATCAAGACCAACAGAAAGATTAAACAATGAATCTAGTTTATCAGAAAATCCATCCCTTTTAAAAATTTCATCTAATCCTAGAGTTTGAGAAGAAGACCTAATCATAGAATAGTCTATCTTATCGCAATCCTTCTTAAAGGCATTCTCTAGGCATTTAAAAATTACTTTATTATCATTATTTACAAAAGTGCTTTCCTGAACAAATCCATCAATATCAATAAATGCTTCTGTTCCATACTGAATCAATCCAGACAAAACGGCATCTTCTGAAGCTAAATTCGTTATCATCCAATTTCCTTGTACGCACATCTTTCACATTTGTATATATCGCCTTCTCTTAAGTATTTAAGATAGACTTTTCGTTCTTTCTGGCAAGAGGCACACTTCATAATTCTAGATGGTGACTTTCCTCTTTTAGATGTTATTACGGAAGAGTCATCAATATGACTAGCTCCATCTTCTTCAGTTTTTATAGATTTAGCAATTTTATCGTTAAAACTATTACCCTTGAAAGAAACCGATTCTCTTCCCTTCTTTTTTGTAGCAGAAACAATAACATCTTCTTCTTCTTCTTTGGCTGGTTGAGAGGTAACGGCAGGCTTCTTCTTGGGTCTCCCCCTCTTCTTTTTTACTGGTTTTTCTACTTCTTCACCTAACATATTGCACAACAGAACAAAAGCCTCGTCGTTTTTACCATTTTTCATTTTCACATGAATAGCTCTTAACTCTTTTAAAAAATCACCTAGCATTATAATAACTCCTTGTTTTCCCTAAATCTTGAAATAATGATACCTTCTTTTTTATATCTTTGCACGAATTTTCTAATAAATTTATACCAGACTTCATTTTATGATAAGCTTCGTCCAACAATTGACCATAAGAATCAGCGGCAAGGATAGATTGTTTTCTAACATCTGAGGTTAAAAATTTATCATAATTGTACCATTGTTCTTTGTAAAGGATGTTCATTAACCTATTACACCACTCAAATTCGCTTCTAATTGAATCGAGCCTAGACTGAAGAAGAGAAGCATAATTCATTAGCACTAGAGCGTTAGCGTAGCATTCTTCTGACGTGAGACCCATGATCTCATCATAACTCATGACCAGCACAGAGTCAACTTCATCGTGAAACTCATAAGAAGGAAGGTTATTCTCTTTTAAAAAACCCTTAATCCATAGCTTGAACTCTTCTATTGGATTGGTCGTACTTTCTGTAATATCTCTTTCCATTCTTTTTTCCTATTATATGGCAACTCTATTACTTCTATGCCGTTGTTTTCACACCACTCTATCTTATCTTTATCTCTTTTTTTACACTGATAAAAATGAAGAACGGATTTATGAAAAAAAGAACTATATTCGTAATGTTGCTGCCCATGAACTTCAACAACTAAAGCTAAATCTGGAATGTAGAAGTCCGCAAACAATAAAGACTGTTTGACTGCCCTTTTTGATCCCGGAAGTGTTATCTCTTCATAAACAGAATATTGAGAAAATAACTCTTTTATCAACTCCCTAGCTTTTATATGTAAGGAGGATTTATTTGTGTCGTATTTTCTTTTATTATGTTTTGAATAATTGAACACATGCTCTTTATTATCAAACCCAATGACTTTAAACAAAAATTTCCTTTATCTTTTCTAGCATTAGCTTATAAACGTCGTCTCTTGAACTGATGAAATTATAAAGCTTTGCTTGACCTTGATATTTTGGCGGCTCTGTAAACTCGAATTGATTTTCTAAGAAGTCAACCTTGTACCACGATCCGCCCTTTTCTATTATACCAAATAACTCCGCTAATTCAATCATTTCTTGGACTTTATCTATACCTATTCCATATCTAAGGTAACTCTGAGCCTCAGTTCCGGAAGCACCGAGAGACGAACATCCTATATTCCAAATGACCTTTTGTCCAACCTTTTTTCCGTCTTCTTCCCAATTTTCTATTTTTGAAATATCTAATCGAGTGTCCGCTTGATACTGAACCATCACACCGCAATCTGGTATTTTTATTTTTCCATAGCCAGAAGTGTTTGTTATATAATGAGTTATGATGATTACTATTATTTTATTTTGAGTTACGCTGTGAGCGTTTTTCTTCACCCAATGCGAAAGTAGTTTTGGCAAACTAGCCCTGAGAGTAGCAGATGGGTCTTCTTCTAGCTCGGCTCTTGGAACCAAAGAAGAACAGGAATCAATTACACACACTGCTCCTTTGTTCTTAGGCATCTTAAACATTGATTCAGCAATTTTCAAAAAATCTTCCGCAGCTAATGCGTCCCCTTCATCTTCTCCATGAACAACCTGAAACTCATCGAGATTCAAACCCTGCACTCCAACAAGGTTATAATCCTTCAAGCGACTCTCAGCGTCAAGGTAGATGACATTACGACCTTCATCTTGTGCATTTTTGCAAATTTGTAGAGCCGTCGTGCTTTTTCCGCCTTTTGGATTACCGCTAATTATAGTCCAAGTTCCTTCTAACAGCCCGCCGTTAAGAGCTAAATCAAGATTTGGACTAACTGATAATGTTTTATAATCCTTCTTTTTTACTCTTAACTCTGACCCCGTTGAGATCACTTTACCAAAATGTTTTTTTATAGCGGCTTCAGTGCTTAGGTCTGTTTTCTTTTTATCTTTTGCCATTTACAGCTCTCCGAATAGATTTTTTTTCTTACTCAATGGTTTTCTTGGTTTTTCCATTATCTTCTCTTCCTTGGTTATTTCTTTTTCTTTATAGTTTTTCTCATACTCTTCTATTAACGGAACAAGTTTCTCATTCTGTAGCTTTAAGATAAAATTAGCCCTGTTGTCACGCAGGGCTTTAATTATTGAGGAATCTCTATATTTTTTTAAAAGACGGTTCGCGGCTATAACCTGACCCTTGAACTGACCTGTATACTTTTTATCGTTCCAAAAGTTCTCCGGCAATTTACCAGAGTTAAAAGCTATACTTCTTTTTTCAAAAATGATTTCTGAAATATAAGCACCTTTTGTTATATATCCCTCTTTGTAAATAGACTTATAAGGTCTACTGTCGCTCCTAGAGCTTGTGGATCGAGGCTGCTGGTCCGTTTGGTTCGACTTTTTGTTTGGCATAAGACTGTCCTTTTTCAGACGCTTCTTTAGTCATAATAACAACTCCGTACTCTTCGTTCTTTGTCATCATATCATTTGCTTTTTTTGGTGTATTAGCTTCCGCATGATAGGTTTCAAACAACGCTTTAATATCATCGACTGGTCTTCCAAGGTCAGAAGCTATAGACTCAAGACCCTTTTCGATATTACCTCTGATATAAAAGTTTTCGATCTCAGTTATCTTCTTTAGTTTTTTTACGTTAGACATCAATTGTACTCCTAGATTTTTCGAGATTGTGATTTTTTCTTGCTTTTAAATACTCTAAATAGTATTCGTAAGATTGTGATGATACGGCTCTTAATTTGTAAGTCGTATCGTTTTTCTTATATTCATCTAAGTCAATAGGATAAACCCCATCACATAGAACGTAGTAGTTGTTACCAATATTTTTAGCGAAAACAACATCTTCTTCATCGCACAGGTTTCCGCATTTATTAAATCTTCCCTTCATTGATATACCTTTCTCTTTTACTGTCATCTGCCTTGCCGATTTTTCTGTAAAGCTCTTTTTTAGCCTGATCCATAGGCGCTTTTTTGTTTTCCCTATCCTTAAGGTCTCTCTCCTGAACTTCATTTCGACCTAACCTTTTAGAATTACGTTCAGCCTGTTGTCCAACAGTAGTCACTTCAGGTCTAACAAAAGCAGACGGTGGAGCTAAAAAATATCTTTCTAGTTTGTTTTTTCCGCAAGAAGGGCATTTTTTTTTCAATTGATTCATTCTATGATTTATTTCATGGACGGTTTCACATGAAGAACACTTGTAATCATACAGCATAAAGGATTAGCTCCTTATTGCTTAGTACATATTTTTCTACATTGTTGATATCTTTTTCTAAATCGTGAAGCATATTTGTATGGTCTTTATTAATTAAATCTTTTATTTTTTTCGCTTCTTCTGTAGTAATTCCGGGTGGCGATTTTAATAAACTAAGAACGGTCACTACCATACTATTTCGAACATCGCCATTATGTCCTTTTTTATTAGTATAAAAACCATTCCAAGAACTGTATGAATACAAATTTATTGATTCACAAAACCTTTCATTAATCTCACGTTTTATAATTTTTCCATTAAAATACATGGGCTTGCATTTGCTTTTATCTATAATAGTTGTAGCTAGATTATGCATAAAATTTTTAGACATTTTTTCTTCTAGCGTTGGCTGCTTTCCTATTTTAAAATAAAAATAAGGAGCTAAGAATACAGAACTTAAAATTTTTATAACGCTTCTTCTATTAATTGTCATTTTCTACTGCCTCTAAAAAAGATGCCAATATTCCATTTCTTTGAATATCGCTTTTTCCAAGTTCAGAAATACCTATTCCGGGTACTCCGTCAACTTCGTGAATAACTTGCATAAGACCACTATTTCTTATGTCATACTGTTTTACATCACCATTAATTAATACTTTAGAATTTTGACCCATTCTTGTTACAAGCATAACGATCTGTTCTTTTGTACAGTTTTGGGCTTCATCAAGTAATATGATTGAATCATTATATGTTTCTCCACGCATAAGCTCAAGGGCTTCACAATGGATTTGTTTTAAATTTGTGTACTGTCCGAAAAATGGTCCCAAAAAATGAATGAGATTCTTTTTTATCGGCTTTAGATAAGGATCAATTTTGTCGCCCAGTTCTCCCGGCAATGCCCCTATTTTTTCTCCAGCAGAAACCAATGGTCTAGCTATAACTATGTTCATCGTATCACCTCTATGAAGCATACTAGATGCAATACCAGCAGCAATAAACGACTTTCCTGATCCAGCAGGACCAGTGCAAAAAATTATATCATTTTCAATAATGTTTCTGATATAATCTTTTTGATTTTCAGTTTTTCCAGTTAATGTTTTTACTGACGGTTCTTCTCTTCTCTGACTTTTTCTTCTTTTAGTCATAATCCAGAACTCCCAAACCCTTTTTCACCCCTGTCGCCTTCTGGTAATTTCTTAACTTCCACTACCTCAACTTCAGGAATTGGTAATATTACTAACTGAGCTACTCTATCGCCCTTTTTGCCCGAAAATACCTCAAAGCCAGTATTGTGCATTATAACGCCGACTTCTCCTGTATATCCATAGTCAATTACTCCACCCAATATATTTATGCCATGTTTTTTAGACAATCCGCTTCTAGATTTTATAATTCCAACATAATTTTCAGGAATTGCAATGGCTATATCAGTATGAATTAATTTTCTTTCATCGACACCTAAAGAAAAAGGTTCAGAGGAATACAAATCTAACCCTGCATCTGTTGAATTTTCCTTCGTCGGAAGAGTCCCTTTTTTGCTAAGTAACTGCACTTGTATTTTCATTTTATATCCTAGTTATTTCACATTGACCACCAGAACAACTCATTGCCCCGAACTCGCTTACGTTCTTGTATGTTGGTTTCTCTAAAATTTCACCAAGGTCAACTTCTTTTATTTGTCTCAAAACCGTACCCCATTTATGACATAGATGAACATCTTTTAAACAATATATCAAATCATTCATGTCTCCTTTAAAGTAGTTTTTAGAAAACATTTTAGCTCTTTTGAGCCAATATTTCTTCAATAAAACTTGCTCTTTAGTTCCATCTAACTTTATGTCTTTCTTAGACAAGGCATCACATGCAGACCATAAATTATTGTCAAAGTAATGCAGAGCATCAACGATCAACCCTGACACAAATAATGATCCATCACCATATCTATCATATATTTCATCAACGGTAAGAACAGAAGTGAATGGAGCCTGATTAAAGTCTTTATCGCCAAAATCGGAAAGAAAACTAACGGCTGTAAAATCCTGCCTATTGTCCCATATATAATCTATTATATCCTTCATATTGTCTATAATAACAGTACAGCTACAATTATGAGTTGTTTTTTCACAAATACCTAGCTCTGGTCGTGTCCCCGGAACAACCCAATTTTGCTGAACCATTTTTATTATCTCTAAATGTTTCACGCCCTTCATATCTTTTTTGAATAGTCCGTTTTTATCATTAACTATCGGAACAAAGACAACATAATCTGAATTGGTTGAACTCCACACGCTTTCCTCTAATAGATAAGGCATGTTTTCTTTTAACCATACAGCAACATCGGATTCCTTGTTTAATTGCATTACACGAAAGAATCTCTCAGAATGATCCGGATGTATTCCAGAAGCTGTACACAGAACAACGCTGGCGTTTCCTGATGGTTTTACACAAGTGGTTCTAGCTGCTACATTTATACCAATGATACCTGCTATTTTTTTATTTGTCTCTTTGACTAACTCAGCACCCTCTCTTAACCATTTTTCATTAAACAGCTTTGGGTTATTCATCCATCCAGTAATGCTGACGCCTAATAGAGCCTCACGCTCCACAAGCGACTCTGTACGCGATCCTAAGTACGGAAATGAAGTGTACCCTGCCTGTAGAGTGCCAACGACAGCGGCATCCTCACAAGCCCTTAAAAACGCTTCTTTTGTTTTGCATTTTTCGGCATTAATCTCATTTAGATTACAGCATTGCACGCCAAATAGGTCAATGTTTTTCTTAGACCATTCTTCTATTTCATCATACTTTATTTTAGAAACATCTTCGTAAGTGTCTACTGGTGTAAAATTTATTTCAAAACAAGGATTTAGTACATCAAAATAAGTGTTCCCAAAAACAAAGCCAATATCACTATCTCCTTCGTTTATTTCAACTATTTTCTGAAAGTAGTCTCTATCATTTTCGCTTCTTTGTATTAATACAGAGTTGTTTGACCTGCCTCTTTGTGGATTTTCCTCTCGCCAATTTCCAACTTTAGCATTAATCATCTCTTCATCGTTTGAATCGACTATCATAGATAACGCCGAACGTCTTACTCCACCACTTAAAACCGCATCTGATGAATGACAAATAATATCATACGCTAAAATAGGTTCTATCGTATTTCCTCTTGTAGCTATCCAGTTTTTTATCAGCTTTTCAATTCTTTCAAGAGACTGCTTCAAACCATCTGGACCCGGAGCTTTGAAGCCGCCAGATATTTTTGCGTTTTTAGGTCTAATTAAAGAATAGTCAAACTTAATTTCATAACCACTGTATTCTGGAAATGGATGATCTGAACAGAAGTAGGAGGAGAGAAGAACGCCTAATGCATCAGACCAACCCTCTATAGTATCCTGTACGACAAAAGTTTTTGTACCATTACTCCTACCCTTTATTTTGGGCAAAAGATTAACGAAAGGCTTTAATAAAGAAATACCTACTCCGCATCCAGATAGACCTAGATATAGTATTTTTTGAAAGAATTCTGGCTTAGTTAAGTGCAAGACGGTGCAATTAAACATCCTAGAATTATGCTGCATAACCTGCTCATGCCTGAACTGAAGATTACGCTGAGAGGCTAGAACCGTTTGCGTTTTTAAAGAAGTTGACGCTGCCTCAAGATATTGATCTAATTTTTTGTTATTGTATTTTTTTCGATGACCATCGATAATACTGTCACAAGCTTCTTCCCAGTTTTCATAACGTCCTTTTTCTTCATTCCACTTAAAATAGTCGGAGTATAATTTTAGATTTGATAGAAATTTTTTACCTATAAGTTCCGCTTTATTCATATGTACCTTTGCCTTTAATGTTTATAGTGACAAAGGTATTATACACCAATCTCGCTGTACATCAAGGTAAAATCTGGAAACTTTTCAATCAAAAACACAACTTTGTCTTTGTAAAAGGAAACGCCGATCAGCTTTCGCGTGATATTAGGTTTCATTATTACCTTACGTCCTACTTTAACTTCATGAGTATAATTAACAAGAGGCAGACCTGCTTTATCATCAAAAATTAACGATAAGTCAGATTCGCCTGCCCTTATAATCATGATAGAGGGATTCGTTATTTTTATATTGATATTGTCGTATGTATATCCATTGTTTGTAAAAATCTGTCTTATCAGATCAAACTGTTTACTCAAGTCCATTAGATATCTCCAATATGTTTTTTAATAAAAATTCCGCACTTTGGTATCCTTGGTGAGTCGCAAGTATTTTTTCGTTTTCAATATCGCAAATCATAAAACTAGGAAGTGATAAAATATTATACTTTTTAAGTATGTCGTTGTTAGTATCAGCATCTATTTCAGTTATCTTTACGCCACTATCTGTTAGTGTTTTTCTCTCTATATTGTTCCAACTAATGCATGGAGTACACCAATCCGCCGTAAACTTAATAATGTAGTATTTTTTATATATCTCGTTTAACGAACGGGTGTTGTTTTGAAAAAAAAAGTTATTGCCAATTTGAGTTGTTTGTAAATTTGGAATATCATGATATACAGAAACAATACGACCTATGCCATCGAAGTTGATGGACTTTAGTAGGTCCGGATATAGATAGACATAAGCTGCGGTAATCCCTCTTGCACTAAAATCAAACTTAGTAGCGTCAACTTCAATAATCTCAATCCTACTATCCAGTCCAGCACGACGAATATTTGAGCGAGCTTCGTTCGCTTTAATTGGGTCAATTTCAATCCCAATAGCTGACTTAACGCCGTAACGCTTAACGGCTTCAATAAGGACATTTCCATCCCCACATCCAATATCTGCAAATATATCGTTTTGACCTAACTTTAATTGAGCTAAGGCTTTGTCTCTTTCTTCTACTGGGGAAGAAGCTTGCGGATTAGGGCTTTGATTTTCGAGAATTTTTTTTTGATATTGAACGTAACACATTCCACAACTGGGGTTTGAGCAAATTGGTTTTTTACCCCATCCAGTTCCGGCGATTGGAACTAAAACAGTTTTTACTGGAGCAGAACCAGTTCCTGCGGAGCAGTTACAATTATCGCCACACTGACAACGAGTTAAGTTTCCATCCCCACCATTATCAACGTACTTTGATCCATTACACTTACATTCAGAAACAACCTCTTTTTCTTTTTCCTGCTTTATATCAGAATTAACGATATGAGCAACATAACCTTCAGCCGCTAAAATGTCAGTTGACCTAACATTTTTCTCAGCTTCGACTTTCGGTAACTGTATAAATAACAGTAGAAATATAGCGACAAACATTAAAGAATAATAATCTTTCATTAGTAAATCCTAGCGTTTATTTTCTGCGGTTTAAATCCTTCGTATCCACTAATAGCCCAGCAGTCTCCACTGCGTAATACACGTCTTTCTATTTCACTAGCATCAACCCAAAAAGAACCTATAGGTTGGTTATGTCTTACCGGACCTGAATTCCAAGCTCCCCAAGAATTTTGCACTAAAACTCCGGGTCTTTTAAATGAATCGTCTACTCCTAATATACACATCTGATGCGCCCAACTACCTTCAGGTTTAGCAAATCCGTCTTTATCTCTTCTTGATGAAAAACCTTGATTACTAGCTATTGTAACGGCGTATCCATTTGAAACAAGGTCTCTTACCTCGTTGTATGATTTTACTTGTGAGGCGGTTATTATGGGGTGCTGTTTTGCAATATCTACAAATGACTGAGGAAGCATAAACCCTCTTCGCCCCCAACTTCTAGCTTTCGCACCAGAATAAGTAGTTAAATCAATGTCGCCGTATTTACCTCTAGGCAAAGCTCCATAGTCAGTAAGATACTTAGCCATCCAAGCACCAATAGAACCATCAGAGTTGCCAAGCCTTCCTTGACCTATAATATTTCTACTACCCCAATATAAATCTTCAGTAGAAGTCTCAGCGACCCATAACTCAAAGTCTTTATTAACATAGATATCAACAGCTTTTGAAGCATCTACAGCGTAAGCACCACCTTGACTTACACAATCTCCAACTGTTTGATGTCTATTAGGAAATAAACCACTATTAACCTTTCGGATAATGTCGTACAATAATGTAACTTTTCCTTTACCTGTATCTTTAATAGGAGTCCATACATCAGAAAAAACAGGAAACGGAAGTTGATTCATTACATCTTCCACGCCCTGTTTGTCATCAACCCACCCTTGTAGTTGTGAGTAATTCATATTTTATTCCTTTACTTTAATAGCATTAGATAATCCATTAAAGATATTTGAAAGCCACAGTCTGTCTTCTTCTGAATCTAGCTGCCTCGGATTATCAAACCCTTGCTCTATTAGATATTTTTCAACAGCACTTGAAAATTCAGGATATCTATCAACATCCCAACCAAAATCGGAACGAACACGACCAACTATAGAGCTAAACTCTGAGGTACTGTGAACATTTCTTGCCTTCATTACGAATAATTCAGCACCAACAATTTGCTTATATATGCTATCCTGATCAGCTTCATCCATCTTATTAAACTCAGTCCTCACTTCACGCAAAGAATCTGTTAGAACAAAATTGTCTTCTACAACAATTGTTGGTTTATCAACGGGTCTATCACAGCCGACAAATAAAATTAAAGTAACAATCATTATTTTATTCACTTGTAGTCTCCGTATATTCTAAATCCTTACTAAATAAAATCGCATTCAATTCTTTTATGGTATCTAGACCTTTATTTGAGTTGAGCGAGTTCATTCTCTTTTTAAGATATATAAGTGCTTCAAAGTCTTTTTGTTCTAGAGTTGATGGAGTTAGTTTTTCTTTTTTTCTTGTAACTGGAATTTTAATTACTTTTAAAAGTTCATACAAGAGAGTACCAATACCAGCAATACCGGATACTGACACCTTAGTCCAAAACAACCAATTGGCTGCAAAGTCTGGAGTAAAATACCAATACCCGTATAAACCGGCTGACACCAACAATAAGAAAAATCCTATTATTTTATTAAGCATCTGTGTTATCCTTCGCCCACTTAATAATTGCGTTTATTGAAGGGACAGCGACAGCAACAATTAATGGACCATACACGCCCATATCTAAATTACTTATATGTGATGTAAAATATGTAAGACCTGCAACAATAGCTACCAACCCTGTGTTTTTAGCAATGTCAACATAATCATTTTTATTCAATTCTTTTGCTTTTGATTTATCCATCATTTTCTCCAGTGTTTAATTTATCTATTTTTAAGTGATACTCTAAAATTCTTTGAATTTCTCCTACCATGACTCTAGATTCATTAATAATTCCTTCATTTCTTAAAAATCTTTTTTCAATAAATTCGTTTTCATATCTAAAATCATCTTTTGTCATTATATTATTTCCGCTCTCTACGAACTTCAAGTGATCCGCAATAGACCTATCTCCTTGATCAGATAACACTCTCATGTATTCCGATCTTTCTTTAGCTATGACTGCGTTATTATTCATTATAACGCCAATCAAAGAAGCCCCCATACCAACAAGAATTACTACAAAACCACATACACTCAATAAGAGACTGTAGTTAGGTTTATTTCTTTCTTGACTATTAGAGACAATAGTATCTATTTTATTTATAAGTTTATCCAACGATCCGTCAATGGAAGAAAAACGCTGATCCGTGCTTTTTACGAATGACAAAAATTCATCTTTATGAACGGCATTCTCAATACCTATTGTTTTTTTAGCAACAGCAGTCGTCATATCGATACCCCTTTATGTGAAAAAGCACCCCTCATTAATAAACAAGGGGTTTAACTCGCCAGAATTATCCAGTGATTGCTTTATATTCATCTTGAAGAGGGTCAATAGCACCGTACATGTAAATCAATTCACCCGGAACTGTTCTATATGTAACGAAGATAGCTTGATCGTCAGCAGCAGTAGTGTTGTCAGTTGGAAGGTAGTAAGTTCCAGTAGCTGAAACTGGTGCTGTACTCCAGTTTGTTCTTTGACCGGAAATACCAAGAGGATTCCAATATCCAGCAACCATAGCAGATACTGTTTTAGCACCTTTTTGTTGTAGTGTAATCGCTCTACGCTTAATGCTTCCTTCATTACCATTATTAAAGATAGAAAGATTAGTGATGTTATTAATTTTATTAGCAATACCACGAATCATAAACTGTGATTGCTTGTAATTAAATGTTCCAGCACCATTAATGATCTGAGCGTTATAAGCGTGTCCATCACCAGTAGCAGAAACTACAAAACCAGCATCAGCATTAATTTCTATAGAGTTTTGTGTAATTGGAAAAGTCTGAGTCAAGGGACTACCATTAGTAACAGTTGTCGCACTTGTGATACCAACAACAACTCCACCATTTACTTTTTCTGTAGGTGAGCTATCATTGCCAGTTGTACCGTAAATCTTTGTGTTTGGAAGTAAAGCCATTTTATAATCTCCGAATAACTTTATTACTTTTCCATTATTATCCCGTATATTTTAGTCCATTCCTACTATTATATACACCATTAAATAGGTTCTGATGTAATCACACTACCGTTTTTCATTTCTTTTAACTCATTTACCTTCTTTTCGTAGTCTTCGTCACTCATACTCTTCTGCACAACGCTTTTTCTAGTTCCGTCATTTCCTAAAAACATACTCCACTTTCCATCTTTCATTTTTAAATGATCTGGATGTTTGCATATTTTTTTATCTATCTCTATTCTTACTTTCTTAAATTCAAACATTTTAGCAATACCTACGAAAAATCTATATCTGGACATTGATTTAAATTGTTCAATTCCATCTATTTCATTTTCTAATACATTAACGTCCGAATCCATTAATCTAAAATTAGTATGACCTACCCAACAATCATACATTTTACTTGGAGATAAAGGTTCATTATATTCATAAGTGCCTAGAGGAGTATTTACTTTCAAAGGAAGCATTTCAAACATGCCACCTACAAATAAACCGTCTTCATCTTCAATTTCAACTTCATCCTCATAAGATTCTTCATTAGCCACATCTTCCGGATCAATATCTATCCATTTTTCCCAAGTTATAGATCGTTTCATAAAAATGCCTTTACTATTTTTTCAGCAGAATTATTCCATGTATAATTTTTAACGCTTTCTATTCCGCTGCTATTAATTCCTAAGTTGTTTGATTGATTTAGTTTATGAATTTTTCGCATATGTTCGATCATTTGATCTTCTTCATTTTTACCTATTTTCAGCCATCTATGTTGACCATTAAAAAACTTACCATCATAGGCTGATTCATAACCAGACTGCATATTAATCAACATGGAATTTTCTGAATTACAAAACTCCGTGTGTCCAGTGCAATTAGTTATTATCAAATGTTTTCCAGACGCGAGTAGTTCGAGTGCTTCTAGATTCCACCCCTCCGCTCTTGATGGAAAAATGCCGCAATGAACGTTTTTCATAATATTATACACCATATTATGAGATTCAACCCTGTTAATAAACTTAATCTTATCACCAAGAGGAGTATTAGTAAAGCTTTTTACCCATCTATTTGTCTCATTTTGGTTTAGAAAAAAATTATGAGGCATCATAACCAGTTCTACATTATCGTCTTTAGTAAACGCTTTATTGAATACATCCGGAAGAACGTCATGCCCTTTCCTTATTTCAAATTTACCAAAATTAGCGAATATTGTTTTTTCATTACTTGGCATCTCTGATGGCTTAAAAATTTCCGGATCATATCCTAGAGGCACGACCTTAATATCATCATGAATCCATTCTTGTTCAAGAGCATGTTTAGCCCATTTAGAACAAACGATCAAAGTATCAGGATGACCTAATGATATTCTCTCAGTTTCAGAAAAAGTTTCTAACTCAAATATCGGAAAACCAATGTTGCGTTCATTAGTTCTAAACATAACGCTAGAGAGATCATGCTGATGCCAAATTTTCAATGAAGTAGCGGGACTATAAAAATCGCTATTCTCAAACACCTTCTTGTCAAACATCACATCTGGAGAATGGTTTGATATCCCCATATGATATACATCAACACCTAGATTCTTAAGTTCTTTTAGAATATAGGACGAGACATAACCATAAGATGTTTGATTAATAGGAGCGTGCAAATTAAGCTTCATTCTTTAGCTTTTCTATTTCTTTTAATAGTTTACGTTCTTCCACCCGCCTCTTCTCGCGAAGTTTCTTTTTTTCGTCTTTGTCTTTTTTCTTTTTTCTTATCTTTTGACTCTCTTTTCTACTCATCATACCAGCCACCATCCACTTTCTCTTCTTTAACTTGAGCGACTGGTCTAGCTATTTTTCTAACCCAACTAGCAATGATTTCGTATTTTACTATTTTCACATCATCCTTAACATATGAGTTTTCCACCAACCTGCCCTCTATTGAGATACGGTCGCCTTTTTGTATATCGTAATACTGAGCATCCGAAAGAGCATTACCAAATAGTTTCACATTAATAAATAGTGTTTCTTTTTTATCCTTATAACCGTTATCAATAGCTATTCTAGTTACGCCAAACGGTTTTCCGTTGTCAATGATTTCAATCTCATTAACTACATTCCCCATTAATCTACAAACATTATTTTCAAACATATTATTCCTTTTAGCAACTGCTTTGAATATTAGGAAAGGTAACGAATGATGTCAAGGTATCTTTCTTTAGAACTAATGCTAAATGTTCTTTTATTATTTTAACCTGTTGTTCATCTATCGATTTAACTTCATTAAGCTCAAAGAACCCTTGAAGCCAATATACAAAATTTTCTTCAGTCATCTTTTTCTTCTCCTCATAAGTTGATGTTCTGTTTAACATCAAGAGAGAATCTTTAACATTTGCCCTCTGATTATTTGAGCATGTCCTCTGTTTGAGTCCGACAGCATAGCTTTAGTAAGTTCCTCGCTAACCCCAAGCTTACTAGCAGCAAACAAAGTGCCGCTCTCGCTTACACTGCTGTCGCAAAGTTTTAGGGTTCGAGCCAGTGCTGTAATTGGATTGTAGTAGCTTCCTCTTTTTTTTCCATACTTGGCAATACCAATTAATTGATTATTGAGATACATCCATTTGTATGAGTTCTTGACTGCATTAAGTTGTTGCACGAATTGAGTTTGTGTCATTTCTGATCTCCGCTAAAGTTAAAAAAGTTTAGTTCCGCTTTAATTATATCCGGCTTTTTTCTCGGTTGATCCAAAAAAATGCTCGGTTTCTGATTTTTTTTGAATATAATACCTAAGTCGGTTGCTGTTCATCCGGCTTACATAGTCAATTATTCGACACTAAAAAACAGCTACTAATTAACCGTAGGCGAAATATATCAGGTAAAGAACCTCCAACGGCAACTAATTCCTTCGGGTTTCATGTAGGTGAATAATGATGGTTGTCACGTTAGTTAGTAAAAAAATTTTTCAGAGCAAAAACGCCTCTGAACCTTTTAAAATTTAAACTTTGTAAAACATAAACAAGTAAAAGAAAAGATGTGTTATTAAGAAGCTATAGTTCCCTTTATGGGAACTTGATTGGTTTCTAACCACAGACCCCAAGGGGTCGTGGTGAATTAACGAGTTGCCTTTATTACCAAACTGGAGAAAAAAACATGAATTTCCTTTTTATTAGTGACTACTCCCTTGAACACACAATCGGGGGTGCTCAACGTAGTAACGACATAATTCTAAAAGAAGGTGTGAAGCGAGGTCATTCTATAACGGTACTAAATATAGATACAGAAGAGAAAGAAATACTTGACAAAGAATATGATTATGTTATAAGCTCTAACTTAGAAGCGTTCAACAGATTTAAGCCTCACGTAATTAAATATATACAGGAGTCAACAAGTCATATACGGCTAGAACACGACATGTGTAGGTATCTAACTTCTAAAGATAGAGCCTTGTTGTACAAGAATTGTACCATAAGTTTCTTCCTAACTGAATATCATTATGATATATTTAAGGAGCAATATGGAAATATATTCACTAATGTAGAAATTGTATCCGATCCTATTGATGTTTCCATTTTTTACGACATGAAGCTAGAAAGAAAAGACAGAATACTATATGCTGGCTTCTTGCATCCACTAAAAGGGACTGATAATTTTTGCAAATTTGTTCATGATAATCCTCAGTTGAATTTTGACGTTGCTGGATGGGGTGATCCTAAATATGAGGACTTCTTTAAGAATAGTGAGAATGTTGAGTTTTTGGGAAAGGTCGATTACTCAGAAATGCCGGAACTGTTTAATTCCTACCTTTCTTTTTATTATGTTCCTGTTATAAGTGAGCCATTCTGTAGAACATTTGCTGAAGCTCATCTATGTGGAATACAGAACTTATACTGCAATGAAATAATCGGAAGTCTACATGATATAAAGACTTACGGAAATGAAGAATTTAAAAACAGGTGCGGGAAAGCACAAGAAACTTTTTGGGAGAAAATAGAAGATGAATAATATTGTTTACACTTACTTTATACAATCAAAAAACGGCGGTAATATTAAGATAGGGTCTTCTAATAATCCCGTTAGTAGACTTTCGCAACTTCAGACTGGAAGTCCTGTAGAACTAAGACTTGTAGGAGTCATTAATAAAAATATTGAATCAGAATTACATACTCGTTTTTATAAACATAGGCATCATAGAGAATGGTTTTATCCAGATAAAGAGATTTTAGATTTTATAAAAAGTTCGTGTAGTGATGATTATTCAAAATATATTTCAAAAAACCTTCTAAAGCTTAAAGGAAAAACCGTAGAGCTAGATATAGTGCATAATCTAAATATAGGAACAAATTCTAAGGCACAGTTAAGTTTTCAGCATGTTTTTGATATGAATAATTTTGATGACTGGTGTGATAGTATTGATATATATAATTTGTTTGAGGATAAAATTTTTGATATAGATTATGAAGATGAAGATATTGATGAAATAAGGAGTATTGATGATGAGATTGAAGATAGGGCATCTTATCCAGAATGCGAGTATGATGTAATTGATAGAATGTTATTATATATGGATGAGTCAAATAATGAAAAAACTTATTTTAATACAAGTAACAATTTTTTTGATAAAGTATGTATAAATACTGATGATTGTTATTTTTGTATAACGTGTGGACCTTGTAGTTCTTCTAACAGACGTGAGATAGTAAAAGGACTATCAGATATAGTTGATGAGATGGATGAATTTACTGGAGCTTGGGCATTCTTTTTGGTTTTTGATGGTGATGAAGATAGAATCCTTGATTTAATGCAGTATAATATATATAATAGATGTAAAAGTATGCATAATTTAACTGACGATTTTTTTATGGTTGATCCTAAACTACTAATGAAAGATAAGACTACTAATAATGATTAGTTTGCTATGCCCAACTAGAAATAGGGTAAAAATGTTAGAAAGGATGTGGTCGTCGGGGGTACGAATATCATGCTTTTGAAAATGATGAGGTTGGGATTTGGATTTTTCATATTAAAAGAGTATTACCAAGAACGAAAGAGTAATCATGATAAAAGTTTTAACTGCTTTCTTTTTACTTGTCTGCACCGTAGGTGCATATGCTGAATCACCTTATGTTCAAGTAATAGATGAAGAATGGAGAAATCATTCTGGTGTGGTTATTAAGTCAGGAAAGATTATAAAAGTATTAACTTGCTCTCATATGGTTATGCTTCATGGATCGAAGCAAATTAATGTAAAGTTTTACTACGGAGATACTTACATCAGTTTGCCAGCTAAAATTAAGAAGATTGATCACGGTAAAGACTTGATGCTCTTAGAGGTGAGTAATGTAGCTAATATTAAAATCACTGAAGTTAAGGTAGCCGACTCTGTTGAAAATATCAATTGTATTATTAACGGTTATGTGTTTAAAAATAAACAAATTATATACTGTGTTTTCGATAATTCCGTAGTTACAACTAGTCAAGATGGAAGTGAAATTTATAATTTTAAAGGAAAAGGGGTTTCCGGCATGTCTGGTTCCGCGATTCTTTCAAATAATAAGATAGTTGCTATTCAGTCTGCTGGATCGAATCGTATAATTGGGGCTAGTTTTGTGGTTATTAAGAACTTTATCGGAGATAAGGAATGAAACTTAAACCCTGTCCATTTTGTAACGGTAAACCAAAAATAACATTTTGTGAAGAAGAATGTTGTGGAGCTAAGCCAAGGTGGGTTAGATGTAAATGTGGATTTTTTTTGTTTGCAACATGCGATACAGAAGAAGAAGCTATTAAAATTTGGAATACTAGATATGAGGTAAAAGATGTTGATGATGAATAATCTGATTTTTCTTTTATTGCTGTCATCAACAGCATATGCTGATAAAATTTACATTGCTCTTAACGATAGCGAGCCTAGTAAAAATATTCGTAAATCTTTATATACTAATTATTTACAGTATGGTAGTGATGACGTTTGGCTCGATCTAGACTTTAGAAGAAATCAGATATTAGATAGTGTAGTTGTAATTAATGATTTTGCAATACATGAACAATTTCAATGTCCTCAGATAAAACTAAGAGAACTGGATTATTGGCAGAGGGTTCCCGGAAATTTGCCGGATTTTGTTCTTTGGCTTGATTTTTTTGAGTATTGTATAGATGAAAAGACCTATAATAATAGAGTAGAAAAGTGGGAACAATTCGAGAGGTTAAAAATGAGATTCTTCTATTATACTTTTGATTACGAAAAATTTTTCTTTAAACGATCTATGACTAGACCAGATATACGAAAACCGCCAATGGAGTTTAAATTAAAATGAATATAGACATTAGAAATGTTCCGAGCTACTGGATGACCTGTGATAAAAGCATAGGGGAGAGGCAGGATGGCTTTGTAGAGATGCAAAAAAGCATAGGCATGAACTCAGAAAAGATGAGCGGGGCAATTACAGAAAATTATTGCATTGGCGTTGCTGAAGAATATATTAAAGCACTCACGAAAAATCCGGTTCCTTTTTTGATACTTGAAGATGACGCTAGAGTAAACCCGAACCTTGTTGATTTTCCATACACTTATGATGTTGATGAGGATGTTGACGCTTTATATATAGGTACTTCAATTGTTGGCAGAATTAATAAAAAGACAGTCATAGGAGTTGCTGCTCAGGACAGAGGTGATTATTTTCAGATATACAATATGCTTTCATTCCATGCTGTGATTTATACTAGTCAGGAGTATGTTGATAACTGCGTTAAGATTCTCGAAGAGTATATCGTTAATCCAGTTGGTTCTTGTGACGACCCACTAGCTGAGGACATGAGTCGCTGGAAAGTGATGGCTGTTAAGACTCCTGTGTTCTATCAAAATGATGGAAGAAATGAGGGCATGACCCTAACTCCATTGACAGAAACAGGTATTAAAAGAGAGAATACATATTTTGGACCACCTTTGTGATTCATATTTCTTGTGTTTCTGATTTTGGTTTTTTGGCAAAAGGTCTAGCTCTTTACGAATCTATAGGTAGGTTTGATAGCGATTTTACTTTGCACTACTTGTGTTTAGATGATAGTTCTTTTGATATCATAAAAGAGCTAGACGGAAACATAATAGCATATTCATTGAGTGATTTACGAAGTCAAGACAAAACGCTTAATAACCTAGCAAAGCAGGATTACAAATATCTTTGTTGGTCTTTAGCTTCGTACTTTACAAACTATTTAATGAATACGATTAATGAAGACATTACTTATATTGATAGTGATGTCTTTTTTCATGATAGTATATATACTGTGCTGAATGAAGTAGGAGACAAAGATGTCGGTCTTTTTAGACATAGGCAGTACCCACTATCTTATCCAAACAGTAATGGCTGGTTCAACGTTGGCGTAGTACACTTTAAGAATTCGGATTTGGGAAAAAAACTTCTGTCTTGGTGGGCTGACGCTGTACTGCACAAAAAATATCCGGAACTAGCTACTTGTGGTGATCAACGGTATCTTGATGCATTTGTTGAGTTTTCGTCGAATCTATTTATAGATGGTAATATAGGACATGCCGCTCCTTGGCATTGGCAGTTATACGATTATTCAAGTTACTTTGAAGACGGTTGTATATTATGGAATAATCAAAAGCAAAAATTAATATTTTCTCATTTTTCTAATTTTGATTATAACTTATCTGAAAATAAATATGTTCCAGCATTAAGGCATAGTCCATATACTCCACAGCGAATGTATGTTGATATTCCGGAGTTGAAGTTTATACATGATGATTATTTTGATCATTTAAAATGTATTCACATAAAATATCTATTGGGTAATTAATGAATTGGCAGCAAGTACAGAGTGAACAGATAAAAAAATTGTGTCATCATGATTGGCACTTTGCAGATATTGGGGCATGTGTTGGAGAAGTTTTAGGTACTCTTGAGTCTATTATGTCTTTTGGCTATGCATTTGAAGCTAACAAAAGTAGTTATGATTATCTAATTGACGTTTATCGAAAATCCAATTTAGTTATAGAGAATTTAGCTATTGCTAATAAAAATGGGTCTATAGAATTCTACAACGGTCCAAGTACACATGAGGGTAATTTATTGGGTCACGACATGAGTTACAATAATCTTGATGCTTATAATGTTGTTAATTGTTGTACTCTAGATTCTTACTTTAAAGACAAAAGAATTGACTTCATTAAGATGGATGTAGAGGGGGCTGAATGGAAGGTGTTTGAGGGGGCAGGCGAACTTTTAAGAGATAGAAATGTTTTATGGCAGGTTGAATTTCATTTGGATGAAGATTGGCATAATAGGGAAATGTTATTTAAGCATGGTTATAATATTTTTGATTTAAATTTTAAAAAATTAGGAATAGATGATCCGAGACCTTATCAAGCTTTTTTGTTTAAAGGTGATACATTATGAAAATAGCATTTGGTATGATAGTTTTTGAGGGCGATTATGTTCTTAGACAATGCTTGGAACAAGTATATCCTTTTGCTGATCAAATATTGATAGCAGAGGGTCCAGTTACATACTGGCAGAACAAAGGCTTTTCTACGTCTACGGATAATACTAATAAAATTTTGGACGAATTTCCAGACCCGGAAAACAAAATCAAGATTGTACATGGGCAATTCAAGGAAAAGGATGACCAATGTCAATCCTATATGAACTTTATAAATGATGACATTGATTACCTTTGGAACTTAGATTCTGACGAAGTATATAAGACGCAAGACTTAGAAAATATTGTTGAATTCCTAAAGCATGAAAAACCAACAAGTCTTGGCGTTAGAAGTTGTTCGTTTTATGGTGGTTTTGATAGATATCTTACTGGATTTGAGCTTAATACCGATAACTTCCTTAGAATATTTAAAGTCACAAAAGGGGCAAAGTGGTTAACACATAGACCTCCGACCATAAAGTATCCTGATGGGTATTCTGTGCAGCGTAATCATATAAATAGCGATCAACTTTATGAAGCTCTTGGTTTTCAAATGTATCATTATTCCTATGTGTTCCCCAATCAGGTTTACAAAAAGATATCTTACTATAAAGAAAGTTTGAATAAGCATAATTGTATAGAAAATTATTTTGATAACGTGTATCTGCCGTGGGTAGCTGGAGATAGATCGGGTATAGAGAATCGTTTTAGGGGTGTTCATGAGTTTAAGGTGAGGGGTGACTGCTATACAGCAGAGTTCACTGGCGAGCATCCAGAAAGCATTAATAGAAGTTTAAAAGAATTAGATCGTGAATTTTTACGGCAATTAGAGGGGTACAAGAGTTGATAGATATTAATCTAAAAGAAAATTTTGAATTATTTACAGATTATGTAAAATGCTTAGAGTTTTTAAAAACCGTAGATTCAGATTCTTATCCAGAAGCAGTGACTAATTTTCATGTTTACTCGGAGATGAAAACTGATAAAGAGTTGCTTTGTATAGAGTCTTTTTTGGCGACACAAAACATAGAAAAGACAAATCTAATTTTATGGTCAGATTATGATGTGTCCGATAATCGCCTGCTAGAGCCTTACAAAGAGTTAATAGACTTCAGGGTTTACCGCTCCGAAGAAGAGTCCGTAGGAACAGCATTAGAAGGCTGTGAAAAATGGATAGGGGCTAGTGACAGTAAACATTATATGAAGAGTGGTGTACTGAGATTTTTAGTTACTCATAAATATGGTGGAATTTGGGCTGACATGGATATGGTTTTTCTAAGAGATTTTAAGTCGATTCTTGATCAAGAGTGGGCATATATGTGGGGAGCAGAATTAGATTTTTATAATTTTGGTCCGTGTGCTGCTATGATGAATATACATAAGGATAGTCCACACTCAAATCTCTGTATTGAAGAGATCGTAAACTCAGAACCTTTAGCTGATAGCACCGTATTGGATCATGTGTTACTGGCAAAAGTCTATACTAAAAAACAATTCACCGTATTTCCCTCGACGTTTTTTAATACAGAATGGCAGATGAATACTGAATATAAAGATGGGATAAAGGATTATAATCCAAACGGGCTTGGATCGCAAATAGAAAGTGGTTGGTTTAAAAAAAATGAATTCAGTGATCATCTTTTTGAAGGTGCTTTCGCTTGGCATTGGCATAACTCGTCTTATAAAAATCATAAAATAGAAAGTGGGTCTAAGTTTGACCTACTAATGAAATTAAACAAGAAAATTTTAAAGCAAAAAGGTATTTTGTGAAAATTAAAATACTGGATTACAAAGCAATATTGGAAGAGCTGTCGATTTCTTTAGTAGCTTTGAAAGAATATCTCGATGGTGGCAGAAAAGATGTCTTGCATAATACTGATATCTTCTGTGAAAACGTGCGGACAATAAATTTAGTAGAAAAAGACTTTTCGTTATTCAGTAGAGTGGACTCTATCGATAGTGATACGGTCGTCGTTTTTCCGATTTATTTAGAGTTGTTTGAGTTTCTTGGTTTGCATGAAAATGTAAAACGCTCTATAGAGATTTATTCGAGTAGGTATCCCGATAACAAGGTTGTGTTCTTTTGGAATCACGATAGGGATTTTAAGGATTATAACGAGACGACGCTTAAGAATAAAAACTGTAGAGTTATCAATTATAACACGTCTGAAAAAACTGGCAATGATATTGTAGTTCCATTTTGGACGATGGAAGACATAGCTCCAATAAAAGAAGAAAAGCAAATATATTGTTCTTTTATTGGAAGAATGACTCATGAGACAAGACGACTAATCGCAAGAAAAATAATAGAGTACGATTCTCCAAAATTTCAATACTTTAATTCGTTGGCGTATAATGAATATAGAAAAAAGCTGTCACAAACGAAATTTAGCTTATGCCCCCGTGGTGCAGGCTTGTCTAGCTATAGATTTTTTGAATGTATTCACGCTAATACTATTCCAGTTCTTATAGCTGATAGTGTCGTACTGCCATATCAAGATGAATTGGACTATTCGAAGTTTTCCGTTAGAGTTCTAGAAAAGGATGCAGGTAATCTGGAGTTGATGTATTCTTCCTTTAAGAGTTTAGATTACGATTCTTTGATGATGAACTTAAATCAGGTAAGGAATAATTTTTCATTACCATTCATACAAAAATATATACATGATGAACTAAGGAAAAGCAAATGATTCCTGTGATTTTAATCCATAAAGGATATCAAAGTTATTTACAGTACAGTTTAAAACAGGCTTCACAAAAAAATCCGGTATTCTTCGTTGGAGATACAGAACCGAAGATAGATGGTTGTGATTTCAACTATGTTGCACAGTCTGAGCTAATGGATGGGTTAAGTGAATTTAGTAATATATACGTGCATCTAAACACGACTCCTCCAGATTATGAGCTGTTTTGTTATACCAGATGGTTCATATTAAGAAATTTCATGAAGATTTATGGGTTTTCAAAAGTATTCTATATAGATTCTGATGTTTTGTTTTTTGAGAACGCTGAAAAAGAATGGAGTAAGTTTGATCAGTATGATATGACTTTATTACATAGAACGGCTGGGATTTCGTCTTTTGTAACCTTAGAAGGTATTGATAATTTTTGCAATATGTTAATGGAAATTTATTCAAAAAAAGAAGGATATCACTTTAATAAAATACGATCTCATGCAGATGTAAGACGTAGATTCGGACTTCCCGGAGGCGTTTGCGATATGACATTATTAGAATATTTTCATTATCATTCAGAGTTTGGCGGTGGACCGGGAAGGGTAGGAGAGATGATGACGATAATCGAAGGATCAACATATGATCATAATGTGAATGTTCCAGATCAAGGATTTGAGTTCGAGAACGGTATGAAAAAACTTAAAGTGCTTGACGGAGAAGTTTTTGTTTACAATCACAGACTTAAGCAAAATATTAAATTTAATTCTATTCACTTTCAAGGTGGAGCAAAAAGTAATATGGGAGATATTTATGACCGCATGGTACGATGAAAAAATGCCAGAAAAAATGATGCAGACTAATTTTCCACATATCTTAGATTCTGATCACTTTGGTCCACTAGTGAGGTGTATTAATTCAATTCCTGTCGATGTTAGTAATTTAGTTGATTTAGGATGTGGTAAGGCTGAAATTTCCGATGTATTTTTAGAATATGAATATTTCGGTGCTGATCTTCCTCATATTATTAAAAATGTTTCAAAAGTATTAAAACCTTCGTTAAATTACATTGAGTTTGACGCTATAATAGATAGCATGGATTTTGTTTCTTCTTTTGATGTAGTTCTCATGAATAGTTTTTTGAGCGAGATCGAATCTGCCGACGATGTGTTACGCAAAGTTTTAAAGCACGCACCAAGATATGTTGTAATACATCGGCAAGAAATAGAGGATAAAATGGGAATAGAAGAGTATATAACGTATGGCGGACTAAAGACGATAAAATACATTTTTGGAAAACGTCAGCTTGAGGAAATACTTGAGGAATATGGGTTCAACATTTTTTTTGAAACGAAGTTTTTGTATACTATGAATAGTTTTGTATTAGAAAGGATATCACAGTGACAGAGCTTTTAAAAGAGTTTGCCGCTTTATATGAGTCTCGTCCGATAAAGGATAATGATGGCGGCATGAAGTCCGGACATATGTTTCATGCTTGGTCTATTGTTAAAAAATTGCAGCCAAAAACTTTAATTGAAAGTGGTGTATGGAAGGGGTTAGGGACTTGGTTTTTTGAACAAGCTAGTCCATCCACTAATATAATTTCAATAGACCCTGATTTATCAAATAGGCAATACATTAGTCCGACAGTTGACTACAGGACAGAGGATTTTTTGACTACGGATTGGTCAGAAATAGACAAAGAAAATTCTCTTGTATTTTTTGACGATCATCAGAATTGTATTCCAAGATTAAAAAAATGTAAAGAGCTTGGGTTTAAGAAAATTGTCATTGAGGATAATTACCCTTGGCAGCAAGGTGATTGTTATTCACCTAAAAAAATATATTCAAATAGAGACTACATTATAGATAGTGGCGGCATTAGAAAAACTCATAAAAGAAAAGTAGATGATTATAAGTTTTTAATAGATAATATTAAAGTGTATAAAGAAATGCCTCCAATTTTTAAACCTCAAAAGACTAGATGGGGTGATGACTGGAATGATGAATATCCAACACCTTCTCCGGTATTAGAGTTATCTACCTCTAATGAGTACCCAGTATTTTTCGATGAGAGATTTGACTATACTTGGATTTGTTATTTGGAGTTAGTATGATCAGTTTGTTTAATATAAATAATTATATGGTAGATACTAACTTGTTTAGTAATTTACTGCATGACGAAATAGTTTTTGATTTTGAGCAAAATTTTGCAGAATACGTAGGAGCTAAGTATGCTTGTTTTGCGAATAGTGCTTCTAGTTTATTATTCTTATCTTTGTTAAATCGCGATACGACGATACGACTGCCAAGTACGATACCTCCAGTAGTTCCAAATATAGTGGTCAATACTGGCAACGAGATACAGTTTTATGATAATATTGAATGGGTAGGGAGTTCATATCATTTGCATGAAAATATTTTTGATTCAGCACAAGAAGTTACACGGAATCAGTATAAGAAAATGAACGATCCTAATGCGTTAGTTGTATTTAGTTTTTACCCAACTAAGCCAGTAGGAGGATGTGATGGAGGAATGATTGTTTCTGACAATAAAGAATTGATTGACTGGTATCGTATGATGGTACTTAATGGGATGAGTCACTCAAATAACAACTGGGAAAGAAGACAGGTTACTGCTGGATACAAAATGCATGGAACTTCAATTCAAGCTTATATAGCGAATGAGAACCTTAAAAAACTAGACGATAAGAACAATAGGTTGGACGAAATAAGGGGTTTATACAACAAACATCTTGGGTATGAGAATACAAGTAGGCATCTTTATAGAATAAGAGTAAAGGATAATGCTTCTTTTTTACTGTTTATGAAACAGAAGGGTATCGTGTGTGGAATTCATTATAAACATTGTCACGAAAAACCATTTTATGGAAAATTTCAGGACTTGCAATTATCAAGAATGGAATCAAATAGAACAGTAAGTATACCATATCATGAGAAATTAACAAGCGTCCAAATAAAAAAGGTTATAGAATATGTTAACAAATTTAAAAATAATTAAAGATAATGATGGGACTCTCGTTCCAATAGAGTTTAGCGACCTACCTTTTGATCCAAAGAGAATTTTTTATGTAAGTGATGTTCCAAAAGGAGAAGAAAGAGGATGTCATGCTCATTTTGAGACACGTCAGCTACTAATCTGCTTACAAGGGGTGATTTTGGTTAAGCTCCATGATGGTAAAGAGTTAAGAGATTTTAAACTTTATCCTAACGAGTCAGTATTGGTAGAAAAAATGATATGGGATTCACAAGTGTTCAAAACTGGTAGAGATGTTCTTCTTTCGATTTGTTCGACTAACTATGATCCATCTGATTACATAGAGGATTTTAAAGAATTTTTAAGGATTAGCAAATGAAAATTTTATTAACAGGAGCAACAGGTTTTGTTGGGAATAATGTACTTAAAAGATTAATTAGTGAGAACAGAGATGTTACTCCAGTTGGTTCTAGACGTTATGATCTAAGGAGACAATGCGAGGTTGAAATGATGTTTAATCGAGTCAAACCATCGGTTGTCATTCATTTGGCGGGTTCTGTTGGGGGGATTGGTGCAAACAAAGAGAATCCCGGCAAATTTATGTATGATAATTTGATTATGGGAACTAATATGATTCATCAGGCATCAATAAGTAATGTAAAAAAATTTATACAAATAGGAACCGTATGTGCTTATCCTAAAATAACGCCTATCCCATTTAAGGAAAATAATCTTTGGAACGGATATCCTGAAGAAACTAATGCTCCATACGGATTAGCTAAAAGAGTAATGGGTATATTACTTAAATCATATAATGAACAATATAGTTTTCAAGGAACTCATCTTATACCTGTAAATATGTATGGTCCATATGATCATTTTAATCTTACATCGAGTCATGTAATTCCTGCTCTTATTTTAAAAGTTCATCAAGCTATTAATAATGGAGACAAAGAGATAACGTTATGGGGAACAGGAGTAGCTACAAGAGAGTTTTTGTATGTTGATGATTTTGCGGAAGCGATATCTCTTTCAATAGATACTCCTACAAACACTGATCCTATTAACATTGGGACAGGTAAAGAAATAAGCATTGACTCTTTGATTAAGACAATATGTGATGTAATGAACTACGATGGCAATATTGTTTATGACACATCTAAACCAGATGGTCAACCAAGAAGATGTTTAGATACGTCAGAAGCAAAAAGTCGTATGGGATTTACAGCCAAAACAGGACTTAGAGAAGGTTTGATTAAAACAGTAGAATACTTTAGGAGAACAAATGCTTGAAAAAATAAAAACAGCAGCAATATTGATACTGTTTCTACCTTTCATTATTTTTAGTGGAGTAGTGTTCTATTCATTCGCGTTGATAGACTGGATAAAGGGTAATCGTATCTAATCTTTGATCATATTCTCTAAAATCTTAGCGACAACCCATTTAATAATATAAGAAATAATCCAACTAATAACCCAAGCTTGAACAAACCCTACAGGCTGTCCTTCATCGTCCTTGTAATAGTCATTGAGGTTTCGTTCGATGTATGCGGTTGCTTCTCTTCGTAATTCCTTTTTCTTGCTTCTTCTTTTACCTGTTACTCTATTAGACCATACGCATCCAAGCTTTGCAACGTCTTTTAGAATAGTAGTCTTTAGTTCAGAGTCTTTTCCGGAAACAACATCATGGATTCCTGCGTCCATTAGGATTTCTCTGTATAGTTCTTCGTTATATAATTCCATCTTCTTCTACCTCTATTAGTTGAATGTGAGCTTCTTTTAGTAATTTTCTTGATTTTGCGAATGATTCTTCCCATTTGCCACCTTTGTAGATAGGGCAGATAATCTTAGTTATTCCTGATTGAATGATTATAGGGGAGCATTTATGACATGGCATCATGGGGTATGTGTAGAGCGTATTGAATGTTAAATATCTTTTTGCTCGTAAAATAGCGTTCATTTCTGCATGTATGACCAATTCGAGTTTTTCTTCCCTCAAGTCCAGCCTATGATCGTCTTCAACACCCTCTGGAAATCCATTAAATCCTAGTGATATAAGTTCTTTTCCGTCAGCGATGACCGCACCAACCTGTGTCGATGGGTCTTTTGACCAATCGCTTACTTCTTTAGCCAGCTTGAGCCATCTTTTATGCCACTTGTTTAATTCATCTGTCATACTTGTCCTCTAGTCTAACAATATCTTCTTCGTTACAAAACCCATACTGCATTTCTCGAATAATCAAAGTCTCTGTTCCTTCATTTCTTACGTTATGAATGTGGTGCTTTAGAATGATAGTGCTGTCACCACTTTTGATAGGTCTCTCTTTGCCTTCTAGCTGCAAGACTCCCTCCCCTGACACTACATGCCAAAACTCTCCTCGAAGTGCATGATACTGCAAGGAGAGCCGTTCTCCGGGGTCTACATGAATCTCTTTGAACACTGTTGCGTCATCTCGATAGAAGTCAATGTATTTTCCCCAAGGTTTTTTGATCGTTTTGTGTTGCCTTTTTCCCCACTCTGCAAAATGATTAACAATAACACCAAAGAGAAAAAAAACAATTGCGGTCCTGATCATTTCTGCTGATCCACCTAAGTAATCTTGCATTTGATAGGTGATAGTATAGTTCTCATCATAAGTGTATGCTATAATATCAAGCAACATCAATATGATTCCAGAGAAAGCGGCGAAAGCCATAAGTGAGGCTGGTTTAATTTTCATACCGTTTTCCCTTTTTCTTTATTATCTTTGATATCAAAGTATTTATCCATGAATCTATCAAAGGTATTAGCGTGACGTAAGTTTTTTCTAATCATACTTAGTAACTCCTTTGGAAAGCATAGCATACCTTTTTCTTCGAATTTTTCAAGACTAATTTGTTTATTAACACTTCCTTTATTGACAAAAACTCCGCTCTTTTTGAGAGACAGGGTCCAATCTTCCATTTTAACTTGAGACATATTCCATCCATTCTTTTGGGGGGTTGTGTATGTTAAGCAAAGAAGATGGTTCTCTCGGCTTTCTAGTTAAAAACATTCCGCATTTTGCAATAGACTTATCTCCTTTGTTGTAGTTACAAGGCTTGCAGCAGGCGACCATGTTTTCCCAAGTGTTCGCTTCTTTTTTGTTTAAGAATTTACTTACAGGTGTAACATGATCAATAGTTGCGTCTGACCTGTTTAAATCTATATTGCAATATTGACACTGATAGTTATCTCTAGAAAGAATCGTTCTCTTTGTAGGTATCCTGTTTTTGTGCGGATTGATAAACTTTGGATAAACCATAACGGCAGGAAGGGCAAAACTTTTAGTTTCAGACCAGATGCTGTCTTCATAGTAAGAAAGGACTCTCATACCGTTATCTTTAAAAGAAAGAAGAAGACCTCTTCTAACGTTAATAATGGTTAAAGGCTGGTAAGCCACATTTAAAATTAAAGTTCTTTTCATGCCTTTTTCTTTTATTTGTATAGTTGGTACTTTTTAAGTTTGTCCCTAGTAGTTTGATCTATAATAGGTTCTGTTGCTATTGATGTTAATTGATTACCAATATCCGGCTCCCTAAATTCGAAGCATTTAATATTCTCACTTGTGAGGTATTCTTTGATCCTCTGAAGCCTTATTTCGCTCTTAGATTCGATCAGGATCACAGAAGGGTGTTCACTCATCTTTTCTTTTGAAGCGACCTCAATGGCTGCGTGGCACGATTGTACAGCTATTTGAGACTTTGACAAGTCTTTTCTTGTAAAAATGTAAATATATGGATGGTTCTATCGCATTTCTTTTCTCAATTTCATTAAACATTCCCCTAATAGGTTTTGACCCCAATCGTTTATATTATCTAAAGCTTCGTCTACTCCGAATCCAATTCCCCATATTCTATCATACGGCGAAGCTTCTACAAGAATTTTATGTTCAGAAGCATCTAAAGCTTCTTTGAAAGGTTCACATTCTCTATATTTTCTTCTTAGAGAATTCATCATGGCTGTTTCTTTAAAGCCGTTCCATTCTTTTTCATTAAATCCGCTTACTTTTCTTCCTAATTTTTTAGCGTCTCTAGGATGAGAAGTTTTTATAATTGCTTTATACGAATCAGAGTCTTTAAAAAAAGCCGCTTTCTCTAGCATAAACCATTTTTCTGAAGTTTCTTTTGTGTCTACTTGGTAGAAGTTTGAAAAAACTCCTCCCCAAAAAAAGATGTAATTGTCTTTGTTCATAATCTTTCCTTGCATCCTGTTATAAAAACTAGTGTCTTTTTGTAAAATGATTTGAATGTAAATCTTTGCCCACTATAGGCTTACGTTATATAGGGGTCAGATGGATTCCCCAATTGGTTCTTCCTTCATATTAATGTATAAAAAAAGCCGCATTTCTGCGGCAAGTAGCGGAGGTGAGAATCGAACTCCTGTTTCTTGATAGGCAATCAAGCATAATACCATTATATCAATACTGCTAAAACTAGCCACTTTTTTTGCTTTGCTGTAAGTGGCTATATCCAATCTTTGATTGGTTTTAAAAACAGAACACTATCGTCTAAATGACCGCTAATTCCTTTTCAGGTTGGTTATTTTTATATTAGCTCGTTACAGTTAAGCACGTCTTAGGGTCGTCATTTTAATATTTTGCTGCAAGTGTTCTAATGCCGGTAAGGGGAATTGAACCACCTATCTCGCCCCTAGATGAGACGTGTTTTACTTACACTATACCGGCTTGTGCTAGTCTCTCCTAGCAGTCACGTTTCTTATACTTCAACAAGTCGAAGAAGCTCTTGATCCATAGCTGCATTGAACAAGTCAGCAGCAGTCTCTACTTTTCCAGACATAATAAATTTCACGTTAGATGCTGAATATCCTGAAAGGTAGAATACATTTTTAACATCACCATATGTTTCAAACTTAGTCTCACTTCGTGAACCATAGAATGAGTTAGGAATATTCCATAAAACAATCTTAAAGTTATTAATATAATCTTCTGAAAAACCTGCTGATCTTAATTTACTTCTAGCGGATTCAACATTTGTCTTTCCAAGTTCGCTTGCATCAAATTCACCATCACTGATGCATAAAATGCCTTCTGGAAAATCTGACTCGCTAACTGTTTTCTTAAGGTTACAAAACAGATCAATAACACTTTGGAAGTTCGTTCCGCCATAAGCGTTTCCTAGATCGTTAGTCCACTTTTGAGAAGGAGTTGATCCTTTCCATTTTACCATTTTGGCATTATCGTTAAATTCAATATAGTAATCCTTAAAATCACCATCAAGGAATTCATTGAAGTACAAGGCAATTGATTTTGCAATATCGTCTGAACTAAATTTAGTTCCAGTAGCTGTAGATTCCATTGATCCGGAAGTATCGCGAACTACGATAAACTTTGAAACAACACCTTCTTTAGCTTTTGCTATTAACTCATAGAATTGCTTGTCAACAGTTTTAACAAAGTTACTTTCTCTGTTATTTCTTAGCTCACATAAACACTCATGAGCAAAGCCAGTGTACTTTACAGTCTCCTGTTTGTCAACCCATTCTGAGTATCTTTCTGACAGTCCTTGGTTTTTAAGGAACTTACTTTTAACCAATAGATTTAAAGCACGACCATGAATTTTTCCAAAATCAATTCTGTCAAAACTTGACTGAGAGATTAGTTTTTGCCATTCATGTGCTGTTCCGCTTGCTTTTAACTTACGATATTTTCTATAACTTCCTGCGTCATTTTTTTTGCCAAAAAGATTTGAACAAATCCATTTCGCAATGATACAGTTAGCTTCCGCTTCAACAGTCTTAAGTTGTGTCTTAGAGCGGATTTGCGGCAAATACTTCTTCATTAAGTTAGATGTTTTATCATCAGACAGTAAAGAAAGAAGCAGATTAGAAAACCTTCCCCAATTTAATACCTTACCATCCCATCCGTGATAGACAAGATCATAACGCAACATAACAATCAAGTCCTTACAAGAACCGGCGGAGATAAACAGACCAATATTTTTCCAAAACAAATTTGGAGCAGTATTGTGTAGCCAAATCATCCGCATTGTTGATTCGTGCTTTAGTTCAGCACCAGATTGTACCGCTTCAGTCTTAATGCCCATACCAACGATATCAGTCTTACGACTAATCATTCTCATATAGATGGTAAACTTAACAAATGACTCCGGGTCTTCTGCGTACAGAATGCTACAGTCCTTTGCAATATCTGAATAACTACGAGGAGCTTTATACTCTCCGAGCTTTCCAAACTGATCAACAAATTCGTTGCCAGTCGTTTTGAATTTTTTAGCATTGTTGCCACTGACAGTTTCTGCGGACTTCTTAGATGCAGCACTGATAAAAGAGTTACCTTCTAGTGGTGCGTAAGTTTTAGTTCCGAGTGTTTTTTTCTTTGTTGTGAACATTGTGCTTTCCTTTTTAGGAGTCCTAAATAAAACAGATTACGTTTTTAATTTTGTTGAAAAAAATTGTTTGTGAGTTGCTGATTGTAATCTTATGCGGATTTCGTTTTACGTTGCTCTACCAGTTGAGCTACTTTGGTCTAGGACCAAAGATCAGATTCGAACTGATAACCTACGGCTTAGAAGGCTAATTAACTTGCTGTTTGAAATCCTTTAACTTATTCGCGAAGCGAAAAAACAAGTCTCTATACTAAAAGTTTGATATCAACAGTTTCATTTTTATGTATAATTTGCTGTAAGAGACTTTATGCGAGCTTACGCTCAATAATCAATAGTGGAATCGAACCACCAATCTCTCCTCTAGATGAGGAGTGCTTTTCTTAAGCTACAACGGCTGAGTACCAACCCTACTGCGTTGTTATCTTATTATATCTTACTTGCTACCGCAAGTCAATCTCTTTTTTGAATACTTTCTCAAGTTTTTGCATCCCGATTGCGGGATGAGCGATCCTAATCGGATTTGAACCGAAATTTCTATGCCCCAAACATAGCGGGTTATCCAAGTTACCCTACACCCTCATGTGCGATTAAATAGCGATTTCTTTTAACTCATCATCCGTTAGAATAAACCTATCTGTATTCAAATCCGTTATAAGTAATTCTACGTCAGCAGTAATACAAGCAGCTATTTCTGTGCTTTCTTTTTTAAATTGTTTATTACTAGTAATTAAGGTGTGGCTAAAATAAGGACTACTGTAATCATCCATCCTTTTGTTTTTACCACGCAAACCAGTATTATATAACATTACATTTTCTTCTAACTCAATGACACGTACATTACAATCAATTCTCGCCCGACTGTCTTTAAAATGTTTCATAAGTTTATCGTCGTAACTTTTCATCTTTAGGGCAAAGTCATGCATATATTTTTTTCTAATTTTTTCTTCTACAGAATCATATTGAATATCAACAGCAGAAGTAATATATCTCTTTTTTTGAGAAAAAGCACTTAAAGGAAAAAGCAATACACATGCAATTGATTGTACAAAGTTACGTCTTTTCATAATTTATCCCCCATCATCCATAAATCATAATGAGGAGATATTTCAACTATAGAATCGATATCCATTGTTTTTCCTAGTAAATATTCCGAGCAAGATTCGAACTTGCGACCTAGTGGGTAGAAACCACTTGCTCTATTCCACTGAGCTACCGGAACTTGTTATGTTATTGTACTTTACTTAGTCTTGAGCGTCAACTTTAAAATTGTTATGTTCAAGAATTTTTTTACAAAAATCAAGAAACTCATCAGGACTCATGTCATGTTTTGCTTGGTTTGCTGCTTTTATGCATATTCCAAGATTATCGATATCGTTTGACCCCCCTTTGCTGCGTGGGATTTTATGATCGAAAGCATAGCTTCTTGTTTTGTTAATATCTATATGTTCTCCAGTTAAGTAACATACTGGATTCTCACCAAATTTATTAATAACATCCTGAACAGTAAAAGTGGGTTTGTTATATATTGTTTTCACTCTAAAAAAATTCCTTATCTTAATATGAAGTATGTCAGATGTTGTCTTCTTTGATTGTTTTATAGGGGTTTTATGAATGTAATCACCACTAAAACGCTCAATTTTCTTTTTATATTTATGCTGAAGTTTTACATTTTTTCTTCTTCTTAGACTATTTTTTTGTTTTTGACCTTTAGAGCAGTGATAAGATATTGTACTTTTTGAGCATTGCAATTCTTCTGAAATTTCCCTAAAGGACATCCCATTTTTACGCAATTCTAAAATTTGTTTTTTTAGTTCTGTCATTATTCAATCATTTAGTCGTTAATAGCGACTACTTTTCCATAAACTTTATCTTCTGAAGTCCAGCCGTTGATTCTTTTTTTATTGTTTCCGATCTTGAAATAATACTTATCAGAATACTCTATTTCTTTAATAATGTGAACGTAATAAACTCCGTTTACTTTACAGAAGACTATGTCTTCAACTCTTAAAGAAGAAAGCTCGACTTTTTCCAACGTAATCAACTGACCCGACTTTATTATCGGCTCCATGCTCCTACCTTTTTGGCGAAAACTTACTGGCTTTTTTGATTTTAGAGCGTGCTTGTATTCTTCCCAATTCATAGTTACTCCTTATTAAATTTAAGCAGAAGGATGACAACAACTGTGTTCAAAACAGCGACCAAAGCCATTTGATAATTTCTTCCGAAACGAAAATGAAGAGAGTCGAACTCTTAATCCGACCCTTTCGGAGCGGATACTGACTTAGCAGGTCAGCCGGAATAGCCACTTTCCATCACTTTCGTGCGATCTTTTAATGTGGATCAGACATGCCTACGGAGGACCGTCTCCAAAACGATGGGATCGAACCATCAATTAGCCATTCTCAGCAAACGAGTCGGAATTGAACCGACCTATTTTTCTTTTATCTGTTTCGGACATTCCTGATCTGCTTCAGCAGATATTTAAGTCCAATATCTTTATTATACCACCAAGTTACTTTGGTTCCTATTGTTTTTGAGGTTATATATCCGTATTGTATGATTCCATTATATTTTCTCCAGTGTGTTGGACGGTAGCCTGATTCAACAAAATGGCGTATATTGATTCGTTCAATTTTATGAGAAATTGTATTCTCTTCAAAATATTCCTCAAGATACCATTCTGTGAAGTGTCTCCATTCTAATATAATAGAATGTTTTGTAAACCCCTCTTCTCTAATGTATTGGGTTTTTCTTTTACTCTTCCAAGATTTTTGATGACGGATAGGTTTATCATCCCAATTGTCAGGTAAATTTCTTGGACTTCTTTTTCCTCTGTGCCAATTTTCTTGATTGGCTCTTTTTTCTTGAATGGTTTTTGGACTGCGATAGTAGTTTTTCATTTCGTTCTCCATTTTAAGTTAAGTTACTTAAAATACAGAACCTTTATAAATACTCATTAAAATACCTTTCGTAAAGTGCGTAAAAAAAGGAGACCCGAAGTCTCCCGATACATACACATACATCGAGAGTAGCTACGCCATAAGCGGACTATTCGTATAATCGGATTTTAAACTCTCTTGTCTCATGTTTACGTTCCGTAAGAAAACTAATAAAATAACTTCTCAAGTAAAAGTGCGTCAACTAGGAATCGAACCTAGATAACGAGTTCTTCAGACTCGCGGCTTCCCAATATCGCCCATTGACGCCTGCGTCTGAATTTGGTAATAAGGCTCAGACAAACCTCATGCCACTTTAAGCAGCAAGAGCAACATTTCTGTTTGCATTTACGTTTCGATAGATTTTTTCCGTAGCCCTTCTATCAACTACGACATGCAACTATTACTTCATTAGCCAATCGATACCTGTATCGCCCATATAATTACTGTAAGTGGACGATAGCGGAGTTGAACCGCTGTCTTGATCTACTTCTATAATAGTCTCTACATGCTTGTCCGGCTTTATAAAACCGGCAAAAACTTAACGAGGTCTTGACCCGTAGTATTATATACACCAAAAAACAAAAATCAAGTTATTTTATTACACTTTTTGAATATTCTTCCAAAACTGATCGAGTTTCTATAACGCTTTTGGAAGCTTTCATTCTCTTTCCTCAAATTCAATTTTCTTTTCTGCGACTAAAACATTATACCTGTTAGACTCAGGCTGTTTTACTTAAAACTAATCCACCTACAATAAGACTTAAACTTGTCTTTAATAGTTCTCTTCTGTTCATCAAAGATACTCCCTATTACAGTGAATCGATTTTTTGTATTTTTACTTAACTGAAAGCCAGACGCCGGACGATCTATAATATCACCATTTTTGTCATAAGCAAATAAACAAAGACAGTTATCATCGGTATTTCTAACAACCACCCTTTTTCCTTTTACTTGTTTTGTGTAAGGAGAAATATTGCTATCTTTTAAAGAGAGTATGTCTCCTTCATATATTTCTTTACCTGTTTTATCAGTAAATCCAGTATATTGTTGGATAATAAATCTGTCAGGATCATCATTAAAGAAAGCATCTGAGGAATAAGAATAACATTGGTCAACCCCTTTTTCACAAGGAGTTATCACCTGACCATATACTTGATTTTTTTCTTTTCTAACCATAGGAAGACAAGAAGAATGAGCTTTTAATTCGCCACAATAACAAAATGTTTTTAATTCTTTATCCCAAAATCTAAATTTAATTTTCATTTAATGTCCACCACATTTTACCGTCACAGTCTTCATGAGATTTTTCATTTTTTTCGTCATCTAATACAAACTGAAGTTCATATTCTTCTAAAATTGCATTAACTTTATCTACGACATTATCCAGATGATCATCATATTCAATCATAAGATATTCTTTACTCATACGTTATTTTTACCCCTAGATTTTAACATAACTAAAGTAAATCTCATCTCCTCATAGAGACGATACAGTATCACCTGCATATCAGACCTATCGACGTTTTCTTCTTCCATTTTGTCGATCATTTCCCTGCCCCATTCTAGGGCTGCGTGGTAATGCTTAGGTTCATTAATTACATCACCGTCTATGTCGATGAGCCGCTTGGTCTTTTTCGTCATATCCACAGCTCCAGTGCTAAGCTGAAGCGATAAAAGCTCCTCTCTTCATCTTGATATTCATCCGGATGCATTAATTATCCCCTCAAATATATTTCCTACTACCTCATAATCGTCGATAGAGACGCCACAAACCCCGCAATTTTCTTCTTCAGGATAATTACCAACACTACGAATCCTATCTTTTTTCGCTGCAAAGCCATTAAAAATAAAGGAGTATTCAGATGTACCCATTCCACCATCTTCTATGTAACCAGAGTGATATATAATTTCTATATTAGTGATGTATTCTTTTTTATCTGTACTCCATTTTATAAATTTACCACTCTCATCACGAATCTCATATGTGTCTTTATATCTTTTCTCAAGTACGTCTCCCTCGTATATTTCCTGATCGTTTTTATCAGTAAGTCCTGTGTATTGTTGGATGATAAAATCGTCCTGACACTGTTGTAGAATAGTGTTTACGTCAATATCAGACCTAAAACCCCAAGGTTGGTCAAACTTCTTTTTCTTTTTATCCCAAAATCTAAATTTAATATTCATTTTTAAAATGCTCTTTCATATCTTTGTATGGTATACAAGCTACTTGGTCACAGCAGAAATTAATGTCTAGACATAAAGACTCTACATCTAAATCAAGGCTTGCCGAACTCCTATCTTCTTCATATTCTATTTTGCAATTTCGGACTTTTTCACAATTATGTTTCTTCATTTTTAGCTTTTTCATAAACTTCTTTCAAAACCGCTTTCTGCTCATCATTTGAACAAAAAGGGAGAAGGTTCTTATACCAAGTATCAGGTGAAGAATAAAATTTACTCATTTCTTCATCTATATCACAGCCTTCACATGGATAAGATTGTTTCTTAATACCAAGCTCTACAGGACAGTCATCATCACAATATTTACAACCATGAGTTTTGCAACAATGTTCTGTGTGAACGCATTTATTCATCATGTAATGCCTATATCAGTTACTAGTATCATATTCCACCCTCACTCCGAATACAGAAAACCATCCTTCATCATATATTTGATGGTGAGAACCACCGTCATCTGAATTTAGCCTGAATGTTCTTTTTGTTTTAAAATATTCCTTCTTAGGAAGAGTTACTAATTTTACATTGAGTCGATTGAGATTTCTAAAAGTTTGCTTTAATTCTGTGATATTCATTTACATTCCATATGCATTAATTATTCCCTATATTATCATATACCGCTTTAGTTGGCAAGGTTATTTTGATTTTTTTTGTGACTTCCGTGACATCACAAGTTGTATTAGGTCTAAAATCAGACATATCTAAATCATCTCCCCATACTCCAATATCATTTTGTACTACAAAAAGATTAGCCTTTTTATCCTTAACCCTTAAAAAGAAAAGCCCAACAATAGACGACTCGCATTTTAGATACTTATATTCGTCGTCTGGTTCGCATGTAACTTCTATAAATGGTGGAACTTTTTTAGTTATTATCATTGTCGCCCCTTAATGGTTGATACGCTTCTTTTGAAACCCACCCCTCTGAAACATATCCACACCTTGGACAATCATAAATTCCCATACAAAAACAATGAGTGCCTTTTGCAGCCATTATACAACCACATTCCTTACAGTCAATAGTTCCGAGACAGCCGCCTCCGGACTGATTTCTCCAACTGTAGTCGATTGGCTCAGTTCTGGTTTTACCTGTGTCTTCTATGAATTCCATTAATTGTTATCCTTATTTAATTCAGCATAAGCTGCTTTTTTAGAAGGTAGTGTTATCTCTGTTTTTGATGTAACAATTATAATAATCAATTTATCTTTATTTTGCATTTCACTAAAATTGAAGTCTCTAGAATCCCACTCAGACTTAGATACATTCCAAAAGTTAATTATGTCGCCACGTCTTCTAATATAGATATTAGAGTTATCAGTATAATTTTTACCATGTAGATATTCATAATTATCATCTGGCTCTACCTCTATTTTTATCCCAAATATTCCGAGGTCTGTTTGCTTAATGCCCATACTAGTCTATCTTCCTGCAAGCGAATTCACCATCAAAAGTTTTACAGTCTTCTTCTACAATAAAACTCATATCTCCATCACTAAGATCAATCACCTTATTACAAAATATAAAGTTTTCATTGTTATCGTGGTAGGATACAACAGACTCACCATCAAGTCCAGTATATTCTGATCGAGGATGATAAAATTCATCAAGTTTATACCCATTCTTCTGAGATATTGGCAAATGCTTCTGCTTCCACCACTCAATAAAATAATCAGCGGTTTCACTTGGGTTTGAGCAGCAAATAACAGCCGCACCATCACCACAGGACTCACCTATACAATCATAGAACCAATCCAATAAGAATTCTAAATGTATATTTTTAACTGTTACTGTGCTTTTCATTATCGTTCCTTACGCCATTTCTAAAATACATTTTCTAGCCAGTTTCCATCCTGTATCATCTGGTTTAAATCTTGCTATAACGGGATGGTCATCGTTAAGAAAATGAGGATCAAGCTCTTTTAGATTACTAAAATCTTTATTTCCTTTTAACAGCAATAACTTATGACCATTAAAAGTTGTACAACGTTTTCTATGTCGTAAAACCAAATGCCTCAAGTGTATACTTGAATGGATTACCTTCTATGTTTTTAACTGCTTCTAGCATATCGTTTGCTACTAATCGCGTTTCAAACTGAGTGTCATCTTTTAATCTAAGGGACCACATATGTAAAAAGGCTGCTAAAGAACCAGTCCATATAAACTGAGTTTCTAAACAAAGCGGCAGTATTATTCTAGCTTGTTCTTTTGCTACTCCAGCTTCACATAATGTTTTATACGTTTTTTTACATTTGTCAATAGTCTCATTGATTAATTTAATTAAATCTCTACCATCTT